TTCAGGGTATCCAAGGCATCCAAGGTATCCAAGGGATACAGGGTATTAGAGGAGTTACTGGAGCTACTGGAGCTACTGGGGCTACTGGAGCTACTGGGGCGCAGGGAACTCAAGGGGTACAAGGTACCCAAGGAGTTCAAGGTACCCAAGGAGTGCAAGGCGCTCAAGGGGTTCAGGGTATCCAAGGCATCCAAGGTATCCAAGGGATACAGGGTATTAGAGGAGTTACTGGAGCTACTGGAGCTACTGGGGCTACTGGAGCTACTGGGGCGCAGGGAACTCAAGGGGTACAAGGTACTCAAGGAGTTCAAGGTATCCAAGGTATTATAGGAGCTACTGGAACAGGAGTTCAAGGTGCCCAAGGTATTCAAGGCATTCAAGGATTATCTGTACAAGGTATACAAGGTATTCAAGGTGTTGGAGGGGGAGGAGGAACAACTGGAACATCATTAAATGTTGCTAATACCCTAGTTCAAAGAGATACTGTCGGAAGTTTCAATTCTGAAGATATATTTCTTAGTAGATCTCTTAGAATAGGAAGTCCTAGTATAACTGGAAAATTAATTAATGCAAGAGCTGTAACAGGTCAAATGCTTATGGAAAGCACAGTTGGTACAGCTGGATATATTTTTAGCTATGTAGGAGGAAGAGCTGGAGCATTAGTGGCTGGAACACAAGCTGCTATTTTTCTTTATGATAGTGCTGGAAGTTTTGGTATAGGAAAACAAGATAATGCTGGTATATTGAATAATCCAGCGGGAGGAGGAGGAACTACTTATTATTTTTGGATGGACTCTGCTGGAAATATATCTATAAATAATTCTATTACTTCGACCTCAGATAGGTTATACATCAATGGAGATACACGAATACAAGGTAATCTTAATGTTGTAAATGCAGTCGGAGTTAATAACAAAGGAGTCCTTTTCGGAACAGGAATAGGTGGCAATCCGGATGTTGGATTCACCAGACTATCATCTGGAATATTAAAAGTGTCAGATGGTGCCGCTGGGCATGGAACTCTTAGAGCTGGTTTCTTTAGTGGAGACGGAAGTCAATTAACTAACTTAGTTCATGCTAAAAATTTATCATACTTTACTGCTTTAGATAATATTCCTCCCGGTGGTGGATTTGCAACTTTAGATACAAGAAATTCTATACCAGTTCTTAATTTTGATGCAGCTTTGAATGAGAGCGGGATTTTCCAAGGTATTATTCCTACTGGATCTAATTTGATATCTGGAATAAGAGTTAATGTTGAATGGATAGCTCTAACAGGTATACTTGGAAATGTTTTCTGGGGCGCACGATTTGAAAATGCTAATCATGATTTAGATGGAGATTCTTTTGGTCCTTTTGCTACAGGTGTTAGCGCTACGAATGGTACGGCAGGAATTATATCCACTTTATCTTTAAACTGTACAGCAATAGACTCTCTCAGTCAAGGAGATTCTTTTAGACTCCATATTGTAAGATCTGGAGCTAACGCCCTTGATACATTAGCTGGGGACGCTCAATTACTCTATGTAGACCTCTTAACTATCGCTTAATATGGCATTATCTTTAAATGGTACAAGTTCTTATATAGAATCAACATCTACCCCAGTTACCACTTTTCCATTTACAATGGCTTGCTGGTTTAATCCTGCTAATGTTACTGCTGGAGGAACTTTAATGTCTCTTGGAGTAGCTAATGGAGTTGATAGATTTCAAATGGTAAACAGAGGAGATCTAGCAGGAGATTTTATAGCTATAAGTTCTTTAGTAGGAGCTGTAGACAGAACAGCTACTAGCACAATTGGATATACAGCAAATACATGGCATCATGCAGCAGCTGTTTGTACAAGTATAACTGGTAGATCTATTTTTTTAAATGGAGGAGGAAAAGCTACTAATACAACTAGTTCAAATCCAGTTGGAATTAATAATATTATGTTAGGTTCTAGATGGAGCACATCAAGAGGATTTTTTTTCAATGGTAGAATAGCAGAAGCAGCAATTTGGAGCGGAGCATTAACAGATGATCAAATAATATCTTTGTCAAAAGGGTTTGCCCCATATCTTGTTAGCTCTAATAATTTAAAATTTTATAATAGGGGCCTTCAACTATCTAAGGATTTGGCTCAAGGCAGAACTTTAACACAAGTTTCTATAACAAATTTTGATCATCCAAGAATATACGGTTAAAAAAATATGTCCCTTTACTACGATATACAAAAATTTGAAATCAGAGACTTACCAGATTCTCTTTATTTAGATTGGATTGAAAACAATAATCCTAAAAAAGATTATTTTCAACCTGTACCAGAAAAGCCTTCTTTTGATCCATCTCTTCAAAAAGAACCTTACTGGGGTTTAGGTCAATGGGTAGTAGAAGATAAATCAGAAGAAGAATTAGCCGCCGATGCTAGGAAATCTTGGGACAATTCGTCCATGTTTGTTCAGGAATTTACTTTAACAGAAATGGCCGCTATAAGTTTATCCCAAGACACGACTGTCGCTGCTTTAAGACTTCTCTTATCTACTTGGTTTGGAGAGGTTTGGAGCGATGACCCTAGAGTGCAAAGCGGGCTTTCCGCTCTGATAAGTTCGGGCATAATAAACGAAACCAGAAGAGACGAAATTTTAGCAAAATAAATCTAATTAAACAGTGTATAAAATATAGCATATTATGAATTTAGATACTTCCACAGAAATGATAGTTCCTGCCAATGTTTCTTGGCCTTATCTTGTTAGGAAAAACTTTACCAGAGATATATCAGGAACAGCAAATAGTTATATATCTATAGGGGATTGGGTTTTATTGAATGGAGCTGCGTATTTTGAAGTATCTGTACAAGTAAATACATCTGGATTTACAATATCTAAATCTTATAGATTCTCAGTTACAAATAATGCTACAGCTAATGTTTGGCAAAAAATTATTCCAGAAGTGGATAGCGGAATATCAGGAACAAATGATTTTGATTTTTTGATAAATTCTGATGCATCTACAGTTTCTTTTAGAATAAAAAGATCTGGAGGATCAACGGTTGGAGAGGCTAAGGTTTATATTAGTAAATATGGTAATCCAGATGATGTTTTTACATCCTCTGTTACTACAGGTACTGTGACTGTAACTGTTAATTATCCTAGATCTTTAGGACCGAATTCTGTTTATCTTACAGAGGCTAATATTTTTACCGCAGACCAAACTATAAATGCAAAATTTATTGCGAAGGGAGATGGGGTAAATTATCCATCAGCAAGAATTGGAGCCGGAACATCTGGATTATCTGCTGATTCAAGTATAAATGGTTCTTTTATTTTACAAGGGGCAACAGGCGGAGCAAAAAGTCAATTTGAAATTATATCTCCTAGCGGAGCATCTAGAATAATACTCGAATCGGATAGTGCTAATGGTTCCTTATTATATTCTCAAGGAGGAGATTTAAAATTTAATGCAGCTTCAGTTTCTCAAGTATATTATGGAACTAATTCTGCAAAAGGGGTTATGTTTGCTGCGGGATTAACAGGTTCTACAGATATAGGAATATCAAGAGTATCTTCGGGTATACTTAAAATTAATGATGGTGGAGCTGGATACGGATCTATTTCTACTAAAACTTTAAGAGTGAATAGCGTTGATAGTTCTAAAACTCAATCTATTTATTCTTCTGGGGCACATGTTTATATAGAAAATACTTCTGGTAATCCAGTAGGTTTTATTTGCAGCTACGGCACAGGTATGGCAGCAGCTATTACAGCAGGTTCAGATAAAACTGTAATCTCTTATGATATATTGGGAAGTTTTGGATTAGCAGCTCAAACAAATAGTTTAGTAAAAAATTCTCCGGGAACAGGAACTTTAAATTACAGACTATTTATAAATACTAATGGAGATCTTGGAGTTAATACTATTTCTCCTACTCAAAAATTAGATGTAAACGGTAATATAAAAGGCAATAATTATTATGGAAATGGCTTTAATCTAACTAGTATAAATTCGAATAACTTAATTGGAACTGTATCTGGATCTTTAATGCCAACTCCGACTACATCTGTGTTAGGTGGAGTCAAAAGAAACTTAGGAGTATTAGGTCAATATGTATCGGGTATTTCTTCTGATGGTTCTTTACTTTATGGAACCTTAGATAGCAATTTTTCTAAAACTATTGGAGTTTTAAGTCCAAAAGATTATGAAGCACCTGTTGCAGGTACTACAGCGGATCTCTCTACTAGAAATGGTAGACCTATTTTAAATTTTTCTGATGTTACAACTCAAACAGCTTTGTGGTCAACATTAGTACCTTATGATGCATTTTTAAATAGCGGAATCTTATTTAATGCGTGGTGGTCTTGCCAAGTAGCTGTGGGCACTGTTGGTTGGGAAATGTATTTAGAAAAAATAAACGATGGAGCTGTTATTTCTTCTGATAATTTTTTTGGACCTTATTATATAGGAGCATCTTCAGCTCCTTTAGCAGGTAAAATTAAAAAAACTTCTCAGCCTTTAACGAGTGGAGAGTTAAGTGGTATTTCTCCCGGAGATATAATGAGAGTTAAAATTTCTAGAAATATAGCGGTTGATAATGCAGCTGGAATAGCAGAACTTCATAAACTAGAATTAAGAACTCTAAATACATATCCTTCTGAATTTATTCCTTAAAATAGAATTTATTGTAATATTTTTTTCAAAAATATAATTTTTAGTGTATATTATAGTATAACTTTATCAAACTATGCCAAGAATACGCTCACAATCACAGTCGTTTAATCTATACACCAGTGTAAATACCGCAACAGGTACAATGTCTGGAGAGGGAGATATAAAACAACTTTTTAGATTAACCTCTATAGGTGGTCCAGAATGGAATTATGAAAGAGCCCCTATAAGTGTTATAGGCAAATTGGCTCCTCTCACAAGAGATACGAATGACAATCCTACTGTCAGCGTTCCTTTTTCATATTACTTTACAGACTTCGAGAATGAAAAAAATATCGGATTTGATATAATTCCGACTGGAATTGGCGCTGCTGAAGTCGGCGCTATATCAGGTATATTAACAAAGGCTGCTGGTAGAAATGAAAAGAATTATTTTATACTAGTTACTCCAGAAGGTGTAGATGCTGTTACTAGAAGTGGAGCTGCTACAGATGATTACGTTTTAGGAATTGGTAATGGTGTAATTACAAATTACTCTATAGAAGCTAGTGTTGGAGAATATCCTACAGCTAGTGTTACTATTGAAGGTTACAATTTAAGAGGTCAAACTGGAGGTTTAACTCTTTTACAAACAACTCTTCCAGCTATTAGTGGATGGCTTAAAAGCCCATCTATAAATCCTAATGACGGTACTCAAGTAGAAGGCGTAAACACAAACTTTAGATTACCAGCCGGATCACTAGGTAGTACAAGTAAACCTTTCATACTAAGACCCGGTGATGTAAGTGTAGATTTACAGACAAATGCTACAGGTCTATTTGCAGATACAACTAATTCGACCTTTAATATTCAGTCATTCAATGTATCTTTTGACTTAGCTCGTGAACCTATTCAATCTTTAGGAGCTCGATATGCTAGAAATAGAGAATTAACTTTTCCTCTTGATATTAATTTTACAGTTGAAGCTATAGCTGGAGATTTAAAGGCTGCTAATCTAAGAGAATTTGTTTGTTCAAATCCTTCTCAAACAGCTACAATTACAATGAGAAGACCAGATTGTAATGGAACGGGAACAGTACAAGCTAAAATTACATTAAAAGGATTAACATTACAGTCTGAAGCTTTTAGTATTGATGCAGACGCTAATCAATCTGTTTCATTAACATGGTTAGGATCTATTGGTGCTCCAGATGATGCAGATAATAACATATTCTTCTCTGGTGTCACTGCTTACGCATAATACTTTATAAATAATAAATATTAAAATAAAGAGAGAGGGAAATTTCCCTCTCTTTTTTTTTTGGTGTAAGAGAGTTTGGATGAATTTTTATAATATGCAATTTACGGCTGAAAGAGCTGTTAAACTTCTTTTTAAATTATTCTTGGAAATACTTGATGAGGAAAAAGTTGAGAACGAGGAAAATCAAAAAAATTTGGAAAAAACATTTTTAGAACTCGAAGATTTTTTAAAAAAGGAACACGGAATTTCAGTAAATTTAATATCGTATCTTAAATATTCTAACAATTTAGACGATAATAAAATAAAACAATTAAGAAAAAGAATTTTGGATTACGGAAACTCTCTTTTGAGAGAAATAGAAAACCAAAGGTAAAGGATTTTATGAAGACATTATACACATTCAAAGTAAAGAAACCCTCATTTGAGGAAACTAAAAATAAAAACGAACAAGGTATTGAGACTGTTGTTAAAACTAAGGTTTTAAAAGATGTCGAAGTACATATAAAGAAGCCATCTCATAGAGAGATAGATGAAATGGATCTTTTTTATAGTATTCAAATATCGGAGCTTCAGGCTCAAGGCATTTCCACGAATACAATGATTCTAAATAGCTATCATGATTCTGGGGGTCTTGACTCCAAGAAAGATGTAGAAGCTATGAAAAGACTCCTTCAAGATCTCAATATAAAAAGAAATAGATTTCTAAAAGAAAGCGCTGAAAATGTAGAGAACCCAGAACTTTTAGAAGAAATTAAAGATATTTCATCTCAGGTAGAAGATTATCAATCTCGGCTTAATAGCATTTTTGAAAGATCTGCCGAGTCTATCTCTGAAAGAAGAGTTGTACAATGGTGTTCATTAAATTTTCTTTTCTATAAAGAAGACGATACATTTAAACCTATTTTCGCTGGTAAAAATTATAAGGATAAACTAGAAAATTATTATAATATTTTAGATGACGAAGGAGATATTTATGAGTATGAAAAAAATGTTTTTTCCAAAGGATCAATTCTCATATCAACTTGGTTAAAAAAGCAAGCAGAAAACGAAGAAGACTTCAAATTGTTAGAATCTATTATAGATGAATCGGAAGATTAATTTTTATGGAATTCAAAGCCATAAATACAGGCGGCATTTATTTTGATATTTGCCGTGGGTATTCTGAGACTTTTTTAAAAAAAAAGTATATTTAAAACATTTTGGTTCAATAGAGTACGCTCTTATTGATGACTATACTTTTAAGTCTATAGAAAACTATAAAGCTAAAGGTGCTTTAAGTAAGAAAGACTTATTGGATAAAAAAATTAAAGAAAATTTATGGTCTGAAGAACAAGAGAAGACTTTAGAATCTTTAAGTAGTAACATTCAATTAATGTTATCAAAAAGATCTAAGGCTATGTTTGACGAGCAATTAGATGAAATAGATAATATAATAACAGATTATAGGAAATCTTATAACTCTTTGTTATCTAAAAAAGAAAATTTATTAAATTTATCAGCAGAAACATTATCTAATGGGCCTATTACTGAATATATTTTACATTTAAGTTTTTATAAAGATGAAAAATTAGAAAATAAAGTATTTGAGATTGAAGATGTTATAGATTTCAGTGACCAAGAACTTTACGAAGTTGTTGATTGCTATAAAGATTGTTTAGATTTATTTTCTACATCTAATATAAGAAAGTTGTCAGCTCTTAAAAATGTTAGAGATTATATAAAAAATTCTTCTAATCCAGAATCTTATTTTAATAAAAATGGTTATCTTTTAACTCAGAATCAATTAACCTTATTTGATTATTCAAAGTATTTTATATCTTTATTAGAAAAAACAGAAAATATAACAGACGAAGAAAGAAATGATGCGGACGAGATTGAAAGAATTTTTATAACAGAAATGAATAATAAAAATAAACCTAATAAACAAGCAGAAGCATCTTCATTAAGAAATGCAGCTGAGTCTTTTAAGAATTCATAATTTATTTTTGACATAAAATTATAATTCTTCTTACTTCATAACCTATAGTGTAATATATATTACCGGCTAAAGGAACAAGGTGAATAGACCAATATGGACGAAATTAATTACGGATTACAAATATATACAGATAAAGCAGATGCAGCTATTCTGACTACCCATAAAAAAGGTAGAGATCTGTTTGAAAAGAAAGGTTTTAATCTAAATTTAAAAGGTGGAAGTTTGCCCCTTGGCAGAATTACAGGTGATTTCGATAAGTTTTCAGGCAGTTTAGATGCTGCTACCGCTAGAGTTTTAGCTTTTACAGCTACAACCACAGTCGTTTATGGATTAGCCACAGCATTTACAAGACTTTTCACAGACTCTGTAAAACTTGAAAAGCAATTAGCTGGAATTCAAGCTATATTACAAACATCTAATTCTAATTTACAGATATTTTCATCAGAGCTTTTTAAGGTTGCTAATGCTACAGGCCAGAGTTTCGATGTGGCCGCCGCAGCTGCCTCTGAATTTGCTAGGCAGGGTTTGTCAGTAGAAGAGACATTGAAGGCTACAAATGCCGCTCTTGCTTTTTCTAAAATTGCTGGAACCGATGCGGCTCAAACTGTTGAGAATTTAACAGCTGCTATAAATACTTTCACCGATGAAGCTTTAACTTATGAAGATGTTGTAGATAGTATTGTTTCTCTTGACAATGCATTCGCAATTAGTGCAGCTGGAATATCTGACGGTTTAAAAAGAGTTGGTAGCGTAGCTAGTGCAGCTGGTATAGAACTAAAAGAAATTGCATCTTTGATATCTGTAGTTCAACAGGTTTCTGCTCGGGGAGCTCCAGTTATATCCAACGGCTTAAAAACAATTTTTACTAGACTTTCTAGAACATCAGTTCAAGAGGTATTAAATAATATAGGCATAGCTACTGAAAATTCTAATGGAGAATTTAAATCACAAATTGAAGTCCTTACGAATTTATCTAATAAATTAGACAGTTTATCAGATAGTCAAAGGGCATTCGTTCTTGAACAAGTAGCCGGAGTATATCAAATCAATACTCTTCAAGCAACATTAAAGTCTTTAAATGGAGAGTATAGTTTATTTGATAAAGCTGTTAGAGTAGCTTCTGATTCTTCTGGAAACGCAGCTGAAAGATTAAAAATCTTAACAGAGACTACAGATGCTAATTTGCAAAAATTAAAGAATAATCTTACTCAATTTTTAGCAGAAACAGGAAAAGTAACTGTACAACCTATTTTAGATAGTTTTGTGGGTATTGGCAATAAAATATTAGACACTCTTAATTTGGGGGCAGCAGCGGATGGAGGTGAAAAGGCAGGACTTTCAATAGGCAAAGTTATACTTAATGGTATAAGTTCTGCATTAGCTGGGCCGGGGGCATACTTATTAATAGGTATTATTGGTAGATTATTATTTAAAATTTCGAAAGATGCTTTTACAGCAGTTCAGGCTTTATCCGGTTTGAAAAAAGCTTCTCTAGTTGATGAAAAAATGCAACTGTCAGTTAATAAAGCTATATTGATGGGCAATAAAGGCTTAGTAGATAGATTAGCGACAACTACAAGTTTAGTAGAGAAAACACAGATTTTAGAAGAATTAATGATGAGTATGGCTAGAAGACAAGGTATAGCTCAGGTAAGTGAAGCTGTTACAGTAGGATTAGCAGCTAATAAAAGAGGAAAAAATAAAGCAAAAGGTTATATCCCGACTTATTCTAATGGCTTTTCTCCTGAAGTAAAAATGGCAGAAAAAAAAGGAGCTTTAAGTTCCAGTTATGCTTCGGGACTTGTTGTTAATTCTCCTGTGGGTGGGGTCATGAATACTGCTGAAACAGCAAGTAAAATACCATCAAATAATTCCAAAGGTTTTGTACCAGAATCTAAGAAAAAATATTTTATTAATCCACCTCCAAATTCAAAAGGGGGTAAAAAACATAAAGAAGAGTCTATTAAAAAAACTGGTATAAACCCTTATGAACAAGAACAATTTAAAGTGTCTTCGAATGGGGTATTACGTTCAAGTGGCTTTATTCCAAATTTCGTAAAAACCTCTAGGGAGATTGGAAGAGGAGTAGAAGGTTCTTTTCATAAACTCTCAGAAGGTGTGGGCGTAAAAAGATTTTACAAAAACCAAAGTAGAAGAGAAATACAAGATAAAGTCACAAGGGAATATTCGATATCCAGACTTTTATCGGAAGGCAACCTTATTCCGGGGGTTACAGGACCTCAAATTCCAGACACATTAGATAGATCCGTAAGAACAAGCAGTATTAGAAAAGAAATAATAAAAGATCCAATGGCTATTAAGTCAATTGGAAGGGATGCATCGAATGGCTTTGGAAAAATATTAGAGGGTAAGATGTACGATTCTGGCGTACTTATGAGCGATCTAATTGGCGAAAATTACAGTGTAAACGCCAAAGGTCAAGATTTCTTAAAAAAACATTTAGATTATTTGTCTTCGCGTAGAGCGGGAGCATCATATGACTCAGATAACCAACTTTATGAAGATTTCGTAAAGGCTGGAGGCAAAGCTGTTATTGTGGACGCTGGCATGGCAGAAGCAAGAAGCAAAGAAGCAAAGGAAAAAATTAACGAATATAAACGTAGATCATTTAGCAAAGGCTTTATTCCAAATTTCGCAAAAGCCTCTTTGGAGAGGGGAAAAGGAATAGGAAAAATTAAAAAAAAGGATATAAGTAAATATAATAAAAATGATGATGGACAATTACAATCAATCGAATATTCAGGTAAAATTTCAGGAGAACAATCTTCTCGTGTTGCAGATGTTGGTGTTGATACTATAAAAAATTTAAAATATAATGTTGTATCATTAAATACTCCGGATTATATCAAAGGCATAAAGAAAAAACTTGCAGGAGAATTTACAGAAGATAAAGCAAAATTTATAACTAATATAGGCCTAAAAAATGGATATACTGAAGATGGGGTAAAATTATTAATTGATAATTTAAGAAATCGTGGTGAAGTTAAAGACTCATCTATGCCTTTAATAGAAGGCGAAAAGAATGATTCTATCGAAAATCAAATAAATGGATTCGCTATTAAAGTAGGTGGGAATATGTTTGAGAAAACAGGACAAAGAGCGTTTAATGAAATAAATAAAGAAGCATCTGTATTAGCAACTGGTAAAGGTGCAAGAATGGACATAATCAATTCAAAGAGGCAGGGGATAGCAGAAGTTAAAGCGGGAGAAATAACTAGAGATAATTTGGTTTCAAAAGCTTTACAAACCAAAGCTTTAGAATTGCCAAAAACAGATAAAAGATCAAAGTTTCCATTTTTCAAAAATAAAATCAAAGAACCTATATCTTTTGAAAAGCCATACACATTAATTAAAAGACAAGAAAATTCTACGGCGGCTCTTCCTTCTTACTTTTCAAGCAAAGGCTTTATTCCGAATTTTGCAGAAATTACTAGAAGAGTTGGTATATTAGATGGCGATGTTTTAGCTAATCCTGAATACGCACAGATAGTTAATTCAGAAATGGAAAGACTTGGCAACTCAAAAACGCATGAGTATTGGGAGCATTTAGGTAATTATGCTATGCAAAAAAGAAAAACCGGAGGTTTAAAAAGAATTACTGGAATTTATGGTGCTCCGGGGTCAGGAAAAACTTCTCTTGCATTTAATGCAGACAAATATGGCATACCAAAAAAGAGCGATGATAGTAAATTTAGAAAAACGACTCGAATACCAATTCTACAAGAGTCAGACATTGACAAAGTTGATGAAGTCGTAGCTACAAAAGCTTCCCAGTCAAATGCTGAAAGGAGTTTACAAGAAGGACTTTTCGGAGGAGTAGATAGGCTAATTTCTCTACAAATATCCAGAGAAGATCAAATAAAGTCTGCTAAAAAAAGAGCAGCTAGTGATAACCCAATAGCAAATCAAGGTAGATCTGGGAAATCATTACTAGAAACTGTAGGAAAAAATCCTGAAGACCCTAATTATATAGCCGCAGTGGCTGAAAATAAAGGTGTTCCTGTCGCAAGATTGCAAAGAGAAGGTGATAAAACATCTATAATTAAAAAACAACTTAATATTGAAAAGAAGAAAATTGCATTCGCATATGGAGCTTTTGCCCCATTTACGGAAGGGCATAAGGAAATGTTTACACAAGCTCGTTCGTTAGGTTTCGAACCAGAGAATATAGTATTCGGAGTTAGTTCTGGAGCTACACTTAAGGAAGGCGATAAACATTCTTATCGTACCTCAGTTTTTCCTATAGGTCTTAGAAGACAATTAATAAAAAAAGCGACTGGAGCCAAAACAACAGTTATTCCGTCTTCCGAATTCAGAGGTAGAATACCTTCTGTTTTTAAAGTGTCAGACGGAAGATATCTAAGCCCTACTCCCGGAAGTATTGCATTAGTAGGTGACGATAAGGGACTCTATGAAACCGCAAAATATACAGAAAAGGGATTACAAGTGGTGCAGGACGCTAGGACTGAGGGTATAAGTGGAACTGAATTAAGAAAAGCAATTGGAGAAGGAGATACAAAAGGAATTAGGAGATTAGCTGCGGGAGGGTCAGAAGATCTTTTAATAGCTAATTTACCTCAAATACAAAATAGGACCGCATTTATTGATAAAACAATGGGAAGAACTTCTCTAAAAAAGAATAAAGCAATTGATAAAATAAATAGACGGCTAGGAGAGCTTCCACCAAAAATATATACAGTTGGAAAAAATATAACCCCTCCAGAACAAGCCGACGAAATACGAGCGCTTAGGAAACAAAGAAAGAGAATACAAGAATCTGATTCTGGAAGTAGAATATTAGATAGAGCGACTAGGATGTACAAGGCTCTGCAAACAGATGATTATGTCGATGATATAATTGATGAACCAATAAATAATCCTAAGTCGAAGAGTAAAAAGAATGTTAATTTAAATAGTAAAATTGATGAATCTGATGATTATATAGATATATCACAATTTTTACCTAATAATGTAAATGCTGCGAATCAATTTGCTTTAGCTCAGTCTAGAGGCAATAAAAATGTTGAGTTTGATGATAAAATTAGTACAATTTCTTTTGAACAAGTTCAAGTTAAGATTCCTGATAAAGGGGGCTCAAGAAGAAATTTAATGTCTTCAATTTTGCAATCTGCTCCAGATTCTTATCGCTTTAAAGATAAAAATAGAAAAGATGGCAAAGTAGATCAAACTGATTATACTGGAGTTTTTGAAAGATACGCTATACAGCAAGCCAATAAAACAAAAGTAGGCCCTAAATTTATTCCGACTAGAAACACCGGATTTAATAAAGGCAATAACGCAGTCGATGCATTCTCAATAGATTCTATAGAAAATAAAGAAATCTCTTTACTTGAAGCTAAAGCTGGAGATTGGACAGCTCCCAAAGTTGGAGATAAATATGGGAGATTTCTTCCTGAAAATATAGCTGAGTTAAGTCCAATGCTTTTACCCCTTTTTACAGAAGGCGTTCCAGATAAATACGACAGAATAAAATTAACCAATTATATAGCTGTCCCTGATTTAAATGATATTGATCCAATAACTCGTAGACAAACTAATGCCGGACCTCTAACACAGATAGTAAATGGTAAAAGAATTGTTCCTAAAATAGTTATTCCAAAGTTACGTTTTCAGGGCTCCACTAGGGCGAGGGATCTACCTAACATGGGTAAAGAAGTTGGAATGACAATGAATGCCTATCCTGAAAGGATGAGTGTACCGGACAGTGATATGCCTGCTATAGAAACAGGTCCTCTATCCGATGATGAAAGGAAAGTTCAAGAATGGGCGGCTAATTTAGCAGGACAAGGAAGTAGAGCAAGGAAAACTACAAACAGTTATAAGAAAATTCAGCAACAGATACTAACAGAAAGACAATTACCAACTGATGTACAGGATAGAAATATGCCTGTTAGTGAAATAGCTCCTTTATCTGATGAAGATCGGGTTCAAGCTATTCTGTCCGCAAGATATAATAAACCGAGAAACACTGGAGGAAGAAAAAAGACTAGAGAACAAGTGCTAAGAGAAAATGGTTTAGAGCGTTTTTTATCAAGTGGTTTTATTCCTAATTTTGCTTCAAAACTTTCTTATAAAGAAACTCAAAATGCCAAAAAGAAATCTAGAGCCAAAGAAGCTAAAGCTGGAATACCTATCGGAAAAATAAGAATGGGTAAAAACCCTTCTTTAAGAACTCCTTTTAATCCAGAAGGTTTTGGCACTTATAATAAGTATGAAGGAACTTTAGCTAATGGAATGGGTTTAGCTAAAAAAGAAGGTATAGATCCCAGATCTAAAGGTATGTCCGCTTCTGAAGGATTTATTCCTAATTTTGCACTCCAATCTTCTTTTATGGGTGGCGGAGCAGAAGGAACATTTCATAGATTAACTAAGGATATAGGGGTAAAAAGATTTTATAATAGAAAACCCTCTTCGTCAGCTGGAATTTTTGCAGGATTTGAAACAAAAAAAGACACAAAAACAGCAAACGTCAAATCTGAATCTAATTTACCAAAAACAATAACAGATGAGTTTACAGTATCAAAATTATTAGCTGAAAAAAGACTAGTTGACGGAATTACAGGACCTAAAATTCCAGATAATTTAGAAAGAGCATTGCGAGCTAAAAGCATTCGGAAAGAGATCATTAAAGAACCAATGGCTCGTGACTCTGTTGGTATAGCGGCTTCTGGAGTTTTCGGGCGTATTTTGCAAGCCCGATTAAAAAAAGCTGGGTTGGAAATGGATGACCTTCATGGGGCCAATTATACTTTAAATCCTCAAGGTCGAAAATTTATTGAAGAAAATAAAAATAATTTGCTTAAGGACTATGTTAAGTACTATAAAGTACCTGAATCAAGTCAGGATTTATACGACAAGTTTGTTAAATCTGGAGGTAAAGCTACTATTATAGATGCCGGATATACAAATGTAATTGATCCAAATTTAAAAAATCAAGTTAATGAGTATAGCAAAAAAACTAATTCAAGAGGTTTTATTCCTAATTTCGCAACTCCTTCTCTTGCTTCCGACAAAACATTTTTTAGAGACGTTGTTGGAAATAAAAAATCTGGAAAGAATCTTGCCAGAAATATAGATAGAAAAACTTATGACTTCTTAATTGCAAAATACGGAAGAGAAAAAGTTGAATCTAGTTTAGCTAAAATAAGTAAAACTCCAGCTTTTGATTTCTCTTCAGAAAAAGATAAAATGTATAAAGAAGCTGTAGAGAAAAATAATACAGATCTTTTGAAGAAGATGGTTGAAAAAGAAGCTCAAGATTCCCCATACAATAGAAAAGGGGTTAGATTAGGTTTTTATAATAAAGGGGTTCCGTTGCGTTCAGAGATTAAAGATCTAAATTTTGGTCCGGGATATTATACTGCTGAAGATGCTTCTTTATCTATTGGTGGGTCAGATGTATCTGTAAATTCAAAACCACATGAAGACAGACTCAAAGCATTAGGATTAAAAGCTAGTGATGTTCAATTTAGGAAAGACGAAGTATATGTAAAAGCTCAAAAACCTTTAACGGGAAATTTGCCTGATGAGTTTATGCCTTATTTAAATGCTAGAGTCAATTATGAGATAGCTATCAATGATGCTTACGCTAAACTCGGCAAATACGGCCACTTAAGTCCTGAAGAAATAGCTAAAATTAGTAATCGTTCATTGCTTCTTTCCACTTTAAGATCAAGAAGTGCAAAAAATGAAAAATACAAAATAGGTACAGCTATTTTAATGAAGGAGGGTAAAATACCCTATGACTCAATAAGGGGAATAGCAGGAAGAACACTTCAAGAAAAAACTATGTCTTCTGAGCTAGTTGTTCCGAATGCCTCACAAATCAAATCAGCTGCTTTAGTAGAGTATGATGATGACGGAAATTTAATTCCCCTATCGAAAAGATTTGACGAAAAAAGTGACGATATAAGGGGTTCTAAAAATCCAAATAAAAAAAGAGGTAGAGGATATAGTATTCAAGGATTAGGATTGAGAGGTAAACCGACTTCTTTTGCAAAAGGCTTTATTCCTAATTTCTTTTCTCGGCTTTCCCCTGCAAAAATTCCTTATGCACAAGAAAGAAAAGCTTTAAATGAATCCGTAAACGCGGAAATGAGTGCGGGTTTTGAAAGAAAAGATGTTAAGATTGGGAGAAGAGCTAGTTTAAAAACAAAATCTAACCCAAAAGGTCTTGCAGTTTTTAACAAGGACGAAAAGACTTTATCCAAGGGGATGAGTTTCGCCAAAATGGCGAAAATAGAGCCTACAACAAAAAGAACTTATGGAGATAGTTCAAGCGGATTGGTAAGCAGAACTTCAGCTTTTGGTTTTATTCCTAATTTTGAAATTCCTGTTCGTAGACCCTCATTAATGAACAGGGTAAGACAAGGAGCCTCTAAAGTAAAAACTGCGGCTAATAGTCCATTGGCTTTAAAAATTAGAAGTATGCTAAATACTCCTACTTCTACAAATGCTTTATCACTTCTTATATCTCAAATAGATGGAGCTCCCGACATTTCTTCTGATGAAATAGAATTTTTTAAAAAAGTTTTAGATCAAGTTCAATATAGTACAGGAAATCTATTAACATCAGTCCAAAGAGCCAATCTACCTTCTCTCAGAACAGCTTTGAGCGTTATAGTGCCAACTGTGGATGATTATTTAAGCTCTCGCTTTTCAAGAGAAAATCCTAATTCCTCTTCTGAAGGTTTCATTCCTAATTTTGCGACTCCCAAAGAGAAAAGAGCTTTAAAGAAAATAAGGAAAAGAAATGAAGCAAAACAAAAGAATGCAGACAAGGATCAGGAAAAAAAAGATAAAACTCAAGCTGCTCAACAAAAAGTAGCAGCCGTAAGAGCTAGACCTGCTTTGCCCAGTAGTCTAAGATCAGGTTTAGGAGGATCTTTTCAAGCTACAAGAGAAATTTTTCAAAGAAACCAAGCTAAAAGAAAAGCTGCTGAAGCCGAAAAAAAAGCTTCTCGCACAAATGCTGCGCCTATCAAAAAAGCAGGCATTTCCCCTCAAGATCAAGCTAAAAGAGATGCTAAAGCTAATGCTGATAGAAAAAGGAGAAATATAAAAATTGACTACACTAATGCTAAAGCGCAGATGGCTAAACTACCTCAAGCTCCGGGGAGATATCAGCCGACTCTTACAGCACAGAACCAGTTTGTAAGTAGAAAAGAGATATTAAAAAATCTTACTCAAGATAGAATTAATAAAAGAAGAGTAGGAGCGAAAGGTGTTGAAAATACATTTAAAAAAGGAGGACAAGGGCAAAGCAAATTGTTCAGAAATAGAGATGGTCAAATTGTAGGATCAGAAGAAAGGAATAGAAAAGCAGACTCTATCAGAGCTGATAGACTTTACAATAGATCAGTGGCAGCTGGGATTATGACTCCCGGAGGTAAGCTTGGATCTCCGATTTTACCTACGAAAGGTATACAAGGGGCAGGAAAAGGGATGCAAAGTTTTCCAAGAACTCAAATAGAGAACAGATTTCAAGTAGAAAAAGATGCAAGAAAAGCTAAAGCTAATAGATTACGAAGCGTAAACAATGAATCACGTTCAATAAGAAAAGAATACAAAGCTGATTTTGCTAAACAAAAAGAACTAAACGCGAACCAGAAAGGTGGAATTTTGCAAGGAGGAGGTCAACAAGGGGGGGGGAAACAAGGAGCAATGCCTGCGGGAGGAGGAATGCCTATGGGCGGAGATCTACCCGATTCAGATAATAAAGTAACAAAAACTCCGCAAGAACTCAAACAAGAGAAAAAAGAGAAAAGAGCAGCAAAAGCTGGAGCTATCAATGCAAAAATGATGGGATTAGCCTTTACTGCTTCTACTGTAACTGGGATGTTTTCAACGCCGGAGGAAGGAAAAGAGCAAACAAAGGCTCAAAAGGAGGTTCAGAATATAGGAGAATCTATCGCAGCTGGAGCTTCAGCCGCAATGATGGTAGCTATGGTTCCGGCTCTAGCTCCTATTGCCCCTATTGTAGGGGTTCTCGCAGGGGCTTTTAATTATGCCACTAAAGCTACTAAAGCTGCTGTTCCATCTACATTGGAATTGACTAATAACAACCAAAAATTAATTCAATCCACTGAATCTCAAATTACTTCTTTGCAAGAAGCTATTAAATCTCAAAATGAAATTTCTGAATTAAAAACTTCAGGAGGAGATCCAAAAAAGATAGCTAAAGCTCAATCCACATTTGCTAAATCATTAGGAGGGATTAAAGATCCGGAATTAATTTCTACGATATTAAATGAAAAAAGTGATTTAAAAAAACAAGAAGCTATAGCAAATTTTCAAGAAAAGAAGAGTAAAGATCTGAATTTTAGTCAAGGGAATTTGGTTACTTCTGAGATAATAAAGAAATCTAGAGAAGAAAATGTTAGTGTTTTTGGCAACAAAACTAAAACTTCAGATTTCAAAACAGAAGATTTTGACACATTTTTAAATCCTATTATTGATAGTATAGATTTTACTAAAGTTAAATCCAAAGAAGCTTCAGAGGCTATAGATAAATTGGGGAATGGGACTTTAAGTATGGGAGATTTTATAACTCAATTCGGTTCAGAGTTAGGACTAACTGAGTCTCAAGTAAAAATGGCGAGTAAAACTTATGGAGATTTAAATAAAGAATTCACAGATAGCTCTATACAAAGTATGGATAAATATGCAGCTGCGCTTTTGACTTTTAATAAAAATCTGAATGACACTGTGCAAACAGGAATACAAGGGTTTAGCTTAGACTTCCAAAAAGTTTTTGATGAAGGATTGAAAGGTTTAACTTTAGATACAGCATTGATAAACTATAAGAATTTTTCAACAGCGGGAACTAATTTATCAATAGAAAAAAGCAGACTAGACTCGGATAGAGCATCGGGAAGAATTACTGAAGCTGAGGGTATAAATAGACAAGCTAGTCTTCAAACAAAAGACTTAAATTTAGATGCTGAAAAGAAAGGCACTGAAATAGTTTCTAAAGCAGTGGAGCAGCTTACAGCATTAATTCCAAAAAATGCTTCTATAGAACAAAGATCAAATATTCTTAATCAAGCTAGTTCTGTATTAAAAGGAGGGGGAGATCTTTCATCTTTAGAAGGTCTTATAAAGCAAAGTTTAGGATCATCAGATGGCTCAAAAGAAATCTTATCCCAAATAGCTGATATAAATCAAGAAGTTGTACTAGGTATAGAAAAATTAAGAATAGATCAAGCCGATGGCTTAAGATCTATAAATACAATATCTCAAGACCAGTTAAAAGAATCTCAAAGAAGGAATTTAGCTGAGATAGGTAAAAGTGCTTTAGCTGGTCCCCCTCAATATACTAAAAAACTTATGAATACTGGGGCAGTATTAGAGACAGATGCTAAAATACAAAAATTAAGAGATAAAGCTGAAAGATCAGGCGGAGGAGAGACTGAAACAGGAAGAAAATTATTAGTCGAAGCATCAAATTTAGAGATGCAGAATGATAGAATTAAATATGAAGATGAACAAGCTCAAGCTGAAAGATACGGCAAAGATAATGTAGTTAAAAGAACTAACGAGGAAAGATCCGGGAAAGCACAGTTGCAAAAAACTATGGCAGATGATATAGGCCAAAAATTGAGGGATTTAAATAAGGCTAGAGCAAAATCTAATCAAGGTAGTATTTTTTCCGATGCATCTATAAAAAAAATTACAGAAGGTATACAGATAGGAGGATCAGGAGCAGATGAATCTAAAAGAATGTTAGATGAAAAATTTAATAATCCTTATTTTCAAGATTCTACTGTTCAAAGTTTTGCTAGAGAAATAAAAGGAGTTGGTGGAGTAAATAGCATTTTTGCTAATAATAACCAAATGGCAGCTTCAGCCGGAGCAAATGTTCCAATAGCTGCGAGTGCAGGCGCAGCTGGAGCTGGATTCCCAGTGGTTCCTAACGTAGCTGGAGCTGGTGTTCCAACGGTTCCTAGCGTAGCTGGAGCTGGCGTTACAACTGTTCCTAGCGTAGCTGGAGCCAGTGTTCCAACGGTTCCTAGCGTAGCTGGAGCTGGTGTTACAACTGTTCCTAGTAGTGGTGTTGCAGCAACTAACACATCAATGAATCCTAGCTCCGCCGCTATGCCTAATTATGCAAGCTCGACAGCTAATATAACTGCAAAATCATTAACTGGTAGAGGGTCAGAACAAGCTGATATATTAAGAAGATCAGCTGCGGTAACTCAAACACAAGATTATAAAAGTTTTGAAGCTGAAAAAGCGAAAAACGTACAGCTTAGACAAGAAAGAAGTGTAGCAGAGGCAGGTGAACCACAAAGAATTATAGATAATCAAAAAGCTGTTGAAAAAATAAAAACTCCTTTAAATTACCAGAGAACAATAAATACTGGTACAGCTGCCACACTTAAACAAGATTTTGTAATGGATGATCTAGTAAGTTTTCAAGAAAGGATGAAAAGCGGAAAAGCTACAGAAACTGATTTTGAAAATTTAAAAGCATCTACTCTAATGGATGAAGGAGGAAACGATAGATCGAGAGAAGAAATCTCAGCTAGAAATGCTTATATTTCACAAGTAGAAAGCTCTGGATTCTCTTTTAAAGAGGATGAGGTATCAGTGGAAAAAAGAATTAAAGAGGCTCAAGCTAAAAAAGATGCAAAAGCTAAACAGGGTTTAGATACTACTCTGGAGGATAATCAGATAAGTAATTTAACTAAAAGAAAAAAAGATGCGGGTCGAAATTTTGAAAAAGAAATAGAAAGATCTGATACCACTTTAGCCGCGAAGAGAGAAAGAATAGATGCCGCTATATCTGCTGCTGAAAGTTACAATACTGAAAGTTCTAAATTTTTAACTCAAGATGCTGTATTACCAGCTAAAACAAAAAGTAAAACTCCTCAAGAAACAGATATAAATGTAAAAAGACTTCAGGGATTAGAAGAGACAGCAAAAGTTTTAGGAGATGGTAAAAAAGATGATGAGAGAATTCAAAGAGTTGAGGAAGACTTGAGAGAAGGGAGACAGGTACAAGGTAAAGATGGAAAAATCGAAAGAGTTAAAATGTCTCCCGAGGAAGTAAAAAAAGCACAAGAACAGTTAGCCGGTTTTAAATCAGATAAAGCTGAAAATACTGCGGCTAGAATAAAAAATAAATCTGAAACAGCAAGAGTAAAAGCTGGATTGGCTGAAGATCCGGTTCAATATTTAAAATCTTTAGAGAAACAAAGAGGAACAGCTCCTTTACAAGATGCTGCGCAAATAGACGAAAATATAAAAAAGAATCAAGATTACCTTAAAAACGGAGTGATGAGGAAAGGAAAGGATGGAAAAGAGCAATTAACTCCATTAACACCAGAAGAAAGAAAAAAAGAAGAAGAGTCTTTGAAAGCTAATATGGCTGCTAAAAAAGAAATTGATCTTGATAATAAAATAAAAAGTGTTACTGCTCAAGCTCAAATGGCAGATCCAAAAGGTTATCTTGAATTATTGCAATCTAGAAGAGGAGTCGGACCACCAAGAGATCCAGAAGAATTAAAAAAAGGAATACAAGCTAAAAAAGATGAAATCAAATCTCTTGAGAAAGTTAATCCGCTTTCTGCTGATGAAGCAAATCAATTTACCAGTTTAGAAAAAGAAACTACAGCTTACGATAAATCTGTCAGTAATATAAAAGAACTAGAAGCATTGAATAAGATACCTAATCTTTCCGAACAATCACAAAAAAGAAAGGCGGAACTAGAGGCTACATCTTCAGCTGATATGGAGCTAACAAGTTATTCGGATTTCGAACCATGGAAAGGAGTAAACCCTAAAGATATACGAGATAAAAAGAAAAAACTTGGAGAATTTAAAGCAAGACTAGATCCTAAAGGTAAAATAGCGGACTTAAGAAAAGGAATAGAAACAGATGAAAAAACTTTATCAGAAGATCAATTGATAGCTGAGGCCCAAAAGAAAGCTGATGCTAAAGATCCTGCTAAAGTAAGAGCTTCTTATGTAGCTAAATTGAAAGGTAGCAAAGATAAAAATTTACAAGGTGTAGCTGCAAAAATAGAAAAATTAGATAAAAAGAAAACTGAGTTAGATTCTCTTAAAGGAAAAACTCTTACAGCAGACGAAAAAACAGAACTTACTGGTCTTGAAGATGAAACTAGAAGTTTTGATAAAGCTGAAAGTAATAGAAAAGAACTTAATATTTTAAGAGCTAAAGAGCCTTACGGAACTCTTACTGATAGTGATAAAAAAAGAAAAGAACAATTAGAATTAACAGAGGCTACAGATGCAAAAACATTAGACACTAGAAAAGAAGCTAAAGACAATAAATTAGAGCTTCAAGATTTAAGGGAGTTAGATCGTATGGGGCCTCTTAGTGAAGGACAGATTGCTAGAAAAACTGAATTAGAATCAAGAGAAGCGACTGATACAAAAATATTAGCAGATCCACAAGATGGTTTGGATATAGTGAAAAGAGAGAGAATGAAAGAGCTACAGGCTAAAGCTAAAAATACTGAAAAAGAAACCCAATTAAGAGGTGAAGTAAAAAAAGGTACTGAAGATGTAGCTCGGGCTACAGATCAGAACATGGGAGCTATAAACAATGAACTATTTAAAGGTCAAGTAGCTCCTGTTATCATGGATCAAATACAAAAACCAGAAGACAAGAAAAAAGTTCAAGCTTATAATGCTAAAGTTGTAGAGAGACAAGATCAAGAAGCTCAGTTAGATCCTATAAATAAAAATATAGCAGATATAGAGGCGAAAAGAAGAGATAGAAGTAAAGTAGGCTTTGAAGCAATGGCTGATATGGGGCCGGATAATGACGGAAAAAAATCAGATTTCATTAATAAGTTTATACGAGGAGAGGTTACAGCAGAGGAGGCCGATGAACAAACAGGTGGAGCTTTGAAAAATGCTTATAATAAAGTTATACCAAAAAAAGAAGGTCAAACTTTTGAAGATTTAAATAATGTTGGAAACGTAAAAGATGAAAAGAGTAAAAAAGCTCAAATAGAAAAACAAATAGCTCAAACAAAAGAGGAAGAGAATAAACTAGGAGCAGTTATAAAACCTCTTGTAGATGCTGTGACTGGACTTACTAATGCTCAAGGAGCCGCGACAGAAGGTGCAGCTGAAGGTCAAAACGCTCAAGGTGCTCAAGGAGTTGTAAATACTACGAATGTAAATACTACATCTCAGATAAGTGTGAATATAACAGGAGAAGGGATTACACCTGAAATGATAGAAAAATTAAAACCATCTATTATAGGTATGGTTGAACAGCATAATAGAGAAGTGGCTAGTGCAGCGGGGAAACCGCCTCCAGCTGCTCCTCCTACCAAAGCGCCTCCAGCAACAACAGGTTAGAATGGAGTGTATATATTAAGTAAATGAATACTTTATATTTCAATGATATAGAATCTCTTTCTTTTAGTAAAACTTTTAATTTTTTAGGAAATATATTCTGTTTCTCATCATTGGATAGTTATTCTATAAGATCTAGAGTAACAGGAGATTCCAATTTAAATTCTATTTCTGTAGCATATACAGGCATGAAAAATATTATAGAATCAGGATTTGGATATTCTAGTTTTGTATTGCATGGTATTAATTTGGGTACAGGAAAAATAACTTCTTTAAATTGGGAGGAAGGAAATGATTTGCAATATAAAGTTTTTTCATTAAATTTTGAAATTCCCTCTTCTGGCAATCTATATAATTTAACTGGCAATAATTATCTAGAAATAGATAAAAGCATTTTTCAAAACGATTTTAAATATGTTAAATCTATAGACGAATCATTTTCAATTTCAATGAATGCGAATGGTATTCAAGAAACAGCTCAAGAAATTTCTGTTTCTATTGATAGTCCTTTAGATTTAAATTCAAGAATAAATTTAAAAAATAAAATATTCTCAGGATTTTCTCAATATAGAATTCCGAATATAGGAATCGAAAGTATATTTCCATCTATTATAACTGGAAATATTTATAGCGGATATATAACATATTCAAATGAAAGTTGTGATACTATTAACAATGAGTATTCACTTACTAAAAGAAGTTATTATGATAATAATAATTCAGCGACATGGGAATTTTCTCATTCAGTAGATTTCAATGGTAATAATATAGTAGCCTCAGAGAATGGAACTTTAAAATCTATTTTATTTAGTGGAGATGGTATAGAAAGAAACTTAATGGGAGCAAGAACAAGATGGGATACAGTTAGAACAGGAATTTATGAAAGAGTATCAGGTTCTTTTAATTTGATTACAGGATTTCAGAATGTTTATACAGGAACCTGTAGTTTGATTTATCCAGAAATTTCTAAAACTTTACAAGAAGACCCATTAGAAGGAACTGTTCAATATAATTATTCTTACACTAATGATCCTCAATATTTAAATTCAGGTTATATATTTAACAATTCCAGATCTTCATCTAAAGACGAAGACGGTTATTTCACTATAGAAGAGAATGGTTCTTATATAGGTAGATCACAAAATAAAGAAAAAAGATTTAATCTAGCACTATCGGGTTACACAGGAGGCTATCCAGAAATTTACTCTAGAATAAGTGGAACATTTTCTTTGGCTAGTAAAGTAAATAAATTTTTATGCAAACCAACTGGCAATTTTTATTTAAATAATAAATCGACTTCTTACAAGGAGTTTGATGGCGAAATTTCTTATAGTAATACTTATTCAAATAATCCATCTTATTATTCTGAAAATTCTAATTTTATTCTTTGTACTAATTCTATTTCAGACAGTAAACCTGTTCACATTTATAATAAATTTCTTGTGCCGAATTCAAATGAAATAATTCAATCAGCTGGACAATCTTCAGAAGGTTCCTATTCTAATTCCATAAAAATTATAGGCAAACCTAATTTACAAATAGAAGATTACTTAACAGAGTGTTTTACTAAAGTTGAAAAACCTACAGTTATATCGGGAGTTTATGCTGAAAATGTTTTTTTGAAAAATATGAATTATACTTTTAATCCTTTCGAAAACACATTCAATGCTACTTTTGATTACTATTATACAAAGAAAATTGAAAGTGATAACATATTAATATAATGAGTGAAGTTAAAGTTTTATACGATTCGGAAGATATTTTTTCTAATATAGGTCCAACACCTTTTATATCAAGAGATGTTCAGAATATCTATTCTAATTCTGATATAAATTTAGTAGACAATTTATCTTTAACAGGGAGAATAAAAAGAAATTATCCGATTTCAGTAACTGGAGCGACAGGCTCATATTATAATCCTTGCGAATCTGGATTCGAAGGGATTAAAAATGTAGCAGATTTGCTTGTTTCCAAATTCTCTAAAAATTTTAAAAAGTTACAATTAATAGAAAATAGAGGGGTACAAGGTGTACAGGGTATTCAAGGTATACAAGGTATAGTAGGCTACGAGAATGTCGAAGAATGGGAAAATTGCATAATCAAATCTATAAGTTTTGATGACAACAAATGGTACGATTGGGTGCCCTATACTATAAATATAGAATGTTTTAAAAAAGGATATTTTGAAAATTATGGAATAATAGAGCCTAAAAGAAATTTAGGATTAGAAGTCTCTCCTGACAACACAATAAATATAACACTTTCATGTTCTTGCAAAGGATTAAATAAAACACAAGGTGGTTTTCAAAATGCTAAAAATTTTGTAGCTTCTAACTCTAATTTATTAAGTTCTGATTTAAATAATCTTTACTTAACTTACTCAAGTTTAATAAATGAGAGTAATATTCTTATATCAGAAAGCGCATTTGATAATGACACATATTGGAAAACAGTAAATATGGGCGTTTTGCCCAATGATACTTTGGCTCCTGATGGATCTCTAACAGCTGACGGAATTGCTTGCCCTTCCAATGGATTGAATCTTATAAAAGGGAGTATAATAAATCCGGGAGATGGTTCTACTACTTCAGGAAGATATAAAACATCTATATACGTCAAAGCAGTAACAGCGGAATGGGTTACTTTATCATTCGGTTTTGAAAAATTTAGAGTTACTGGAGCAAGTGGAAATGGAATTACAGCTACTATAACATATTTAGCTGGATCAGGAACTATATCGGTTGGGACTACAGTTACTGTAGAGAATATTAATCCATCTGGATACAATGGGACTTTTGTAGTTACCGGTTCTACAAGTACTTCAATATCATATGCTAATACAACTACTACTCCTTATGTTTACGGGGGAACTATTAACTATTCAGGTTTAGATCCTTATTTAATTAGAGGTTGGTTCAATATAAAAACTGGACAGAAAGGATCTATTTATGTAGATGAAAATAAAGCGACTTCTTACATTAACCATTATATTTCCGATGCTGGTAATGGTTGGTATAAAATATCTATAACATACGATACAAAGAGATCTTTATTTCCATTTTTTCAATTATCTATAGTAGATTCTAATTCTGTATCTTTATATACAACTGTAGCTACTAAATCTCTTTACATTTGGAAAGCTGCTATAGAAAATTATTTTGAAACAGCGGATTTAAATTCTTATAACTCTTTTTTAATTTCTCAAAATGAAACTTTAAATAGATTAACAGGTGAAGTATCTTTAACTAAAACTTTTGTTTTACAATCTGGTTTATCTAAAAGTCATTATGGTATTTTAAAATATGTTAGAGATATGTCTATTTCTGAAAATGGAGAAGTTTCAGTCAAAATAGATGGAACTCACCAAGGTCCATTATTAGCTAAAGGATTGAATGAAATTTCTTCTAAAGATAGCACATTAGAAGCTATTAAATATGATATATCAACTAAAGATTGGTATTCAACAGCTAATGAAATGTATCTTACGGAATCAAAAGAATTTAAATATCCTAATTTTTCATCTAGAATATCTCAAAGAGTAGCAGGATTAACTGGAACGACTGAACAAAAAAGAATATGGAGCACTTTTAGTACATCCACTCTGACTTTTGTAAAAAATCCATCTTGCTGGATTTATGGCATAGATATTTCAGGGTTTGTTGTCGCTAGTAGTGAATCTGGATATGAAAATAGAAAAATAGGTATATTAATTACTCCAAAGCATTATTTATTTGCTTATCATTACCCTGTTAATGTAGGTCAAACTTTATATTTTCTAACTAATGATAATAAAGTTTTAACTAGAACTTTAGTTTCTATATTAGAAGTAGGGCATCCTAATCAAATAGCTTCAGATTTAGGATTAGGAGTTCTTAACGAAGCTTTGCCTGATACTGTAAAGTTTTTTAGAGTTCTCACCAAAAATTATAAAAATTTTATAGATTTAAAAGATTACTCTTTATTTTGCAGAGACCAAATAGAAGAGAGTAGTCCGGGAGTAAGTGAAGCATCCCCTTTTCAAAGAGCTTGTATCGGGAAATTTCAAAAAATTACAGTAACAGATCAGCAAACACAACAATTTTCCATTGATGATACTTTCAACGAATATGTTCAATCAAATCTTTCTCCTGAAAGTTTATTTTTTAATGATTTTATAGCTGGGGATAGCGGAAGCAATGTATGTTTAATTACCCCAAATGATGAAATTATAACTTTGGGATTAATTGGGAATGGAGGCAAATTTCTGATGATCCCGACTTTTATAGATTATATAAATAAAGCTCTTTCAGAGTTAGGGAGTGATTACTCTGTGACTGAATATTATCCGGAAGATTTTTCTCCACTATATACAACTCCCACAAATTTTTCTCTTCAAAGAGATTTCTCTAATAATAGCGTAGGATTTTCTTTAGAGTTTTCAAATAAACAAGACAATAAAGTTTATACAATAGACGAAACTCGAATCACTCATGATCTAATAACTTCAAGAAAATGTATAGAAGCTAATTTGACTATAAGATCTGAGATAAAATGTAAAAAAGATAGATGGGATAATGTTTACAAATATTATAATAATTTAGATTTTGCAGATTATGTGCAGCAAAAATGGACAAAATTCGGTAATACGGAAAGATTGAATTTCAATGAAAAAGATAATTCTTATTCAGAGAACCAATTTGAAGGAACCATTCAAATAGGTGCTAAATTTTGCAACAGTTTAGGTTCTGATTGTGGATGTTTACAAAATTTTACTTATGAATATTCTTTCGTTCCAGCTTTAAAAGAAATAAAAGCTTCATTGCCTATTAATAGTAATGGCTGTCATTATATAGAAGACATTAAAATAATAAAAAGGGCGGCATTTAATATCCAAGGGACATTGATTAAACCCGTTTGTTGCTCTTACGAGAAAACAGTAGCTCAGTTAAGGAATAGAGTAAATCAAATTTCTAATTCGATTTTTTATGGAGCTAATAAAATTTTAGACTCTTCTCAAATTTCAAAAGTTTCTCCAGCTGGATCTATAACTTTTGCTTTTTCTTGGTCTGCCGAAAAAGCTATTATAATTCCGGACAATCTTCTTTAAATAGGTTTTAAAGTGTATTCTGTTTAAAGGTCTAAGGGTAATGGAATTAAATTATTTTATATCACAGTCAGAAGCTGCATCTCTATTAGTAAGAGATAAATGGCTTGATACAAGTTCTGCTAAATCTAGAAGTTTTATTAATTCAGAGTTTACTCAATTAACTGGGATAACTGGAGATTGTGATTTTTCATTATTTTTTACTTTAGAAAAAAAGAATAATCAAGCAGGCTCTTTACTTTCGAATTTTAAAATTCAATCGAATGCAGGTTTTTCTTTAAACTTTAATAATAATAATGAATTATTTTTATACTCAAACTCTTCAAAATCTGACTGCTACACATTCTCCGATATAAGACTAGCTAAAAAAAACTGTTTAGGTATAATAAAAGCTTCTAATAATATAACTTTATTAAATTATGATATAGATTCAAGATCTATTTATAAAACAGAGTCTTTCTCATTTAAACCAGAAACAAATCTTTCAGGAGGAGGTTTTTTCATAGGCTATAATACTTATGTTTTAAACAAGAATTCGTTAAGTGGTATATCGGGATATTTTGATCAGCTAGTTTGTTTCACAGGCACATTAGAAAAAGAAGATTATGAAAAAGTTTTTTCAGGTTTTTTACCATTAGAAGGTACTTATACTAATGTTTATACAAAAACTTCTGAGATTAAACAGCTTGAAAGAAAAAATAATTCGAGTTTATCTCAGTCTAACGCTGAAAAATTTATACCATTTTTAGACTATGTAACTGAAAATTATATACCTACAAATACAGGTAATTATATATCTACTATATTTGGTACAGGATCTAATGCTTTAAGTAAAATTTTTTGGTCAGGAGAATATAGTTTAAGTCAAGATTTATTATGTTACAATACAGGAACTATAATTCCAATAGGAGGAGAATATACTCCTTTTAGCATAGGTTCAAATAATATAATATTTAATGATGAAATTTATTACTCAATGAATGATCAGTCAGAAAGAACAGTAAGTCATTTATTTTCTTTCTATACTGGAGCAAATATTGATGTAGAAGATTTTTTTACATATAATAAGTTGGAAAAATACACATATGTTTCAACTGCAAACTTAACAGAGATAAATACAGCGACTACTTATAAACAGTCATTGCATATGGATGGAGCAATAAATGAAAAAGCTTTTTATATGGATAGTCAGATCCTAGAAAAGCCATATATGTTATTGCAAACTCAAGCAGGCAAATCATTTAAAGATATAGGAAAGCAATTACTTTTTGATACTTCAAATGGTCTTTTTAGATTAGACGAAGAATTTGTAAATGGTTATAATGTATACTGGGGTTACTCTGGAAAAGTAGATAATTATACAATAGACGAAACACATATTACATTTCCAGAGATATTAGAGAATGGAGTATATCCAGTAATATACGATAAAACTTCAGCTAATCCATTGCAGTTATTTTCAAATTTTACATTTTCGAAGGGCCTTTTTGCAAGGGGAGCAAGTATAGTATTTTTAGGAGAAAATTCAGCAAAAGTAAAATATAGACAGGTAAAAGAAGATTATTACGAAACATCTACTTTACATTTATCTCATGGAAAAAGAGATAGAATAACATTAGTTGATCAGAGTAGTATTTATAATAATACTAACTCTAATTGGTCAGGCGCATTTAGGATTCTTGGACCTTTTGAATAGAATATTATGAAAGCGGATTTTCCTTCAATAAAAATATCAGGTATTACGAAAAAAGTTTACTCAGCAGATTTAAGCGGTGGAGGATCTGAGCCGTCTACATTAAGATTATCTTTTATATGGGGAAAAGAAGACTACAATCTTAACACAAAATCCGAAATAGTAGTTAGGATTGGGAATTTTTATACTTTTAAGGGACATGCTATTTCTTTTTCTACAAAGGAAAGCGTAACATCTGGAAAAACTTGTGAACTTACCCTTGTCGATACTAGTGTAATTTTAGACAAAATATATGTAGGATTAAAAGGCAAAGATGGAGGCCCTTTGCCGAATATATTAAAACAAAATACAACACAAGTAGCATTACCCGGTAATATAAATTTAAATAATTATTTAAAAACTTCATCAGTTACTCCTAGTTTAGTTTCAAATAAAGTTAGCAATCTATCTATTTATAGAGCTGTTGGAGATTTTTCAAATATGATTTTTGTTGGAGATTATATTGATCCATGTGGCAATTTAGAAAATGACTCTGAGAAAGATAAATGTGATCCTTGTACATCAAACACAACCCCTAATAACTCTTTAGATTGTCAGAAATCAAGAGGATTCAGCAAGTTGGATGTAGATTATAAATTTAGCGATCTCATACAAGAAGCTTCTAGATATGGAGTGAATTTCAATAATACTTTTTCTTCTCCAGTCGATTACAGAGCTCAATACACAGGAACTCTTAGAGAAGTTTTGAACAATTGGTGTCAAGATTTTGGATTTTCATTTTATTGGAAAAACGATACAGTGATTTTCTTTGATTTAAGTAGAGGTATAAATATAAATGATTCGACTATAAAAGATTCGAATAACTGCAAAATAGAAGAAGTTTCTACAAGTAAAAGCATAGAAGGACTTTCCAAAGATATAAATATAGCATATTTTGGAAAAGATGGAGAAATAAAAGAATATGATTGTAGTTCAAATACAGGGGGAGGATCTGGATCTAGTAGAAATAGTAATAGAACGCTTTTCCCAATATCTCTCGATAAATTATCCAACGGAAATAGACCATTAGAAAGAAGATATGGATCAGAATTCAATTTCCAAGCATCAGTTATTGCAAGTTACTATAGTAAAGAATTAAGAGATTTATTTTGTTATGTTAAAGTACTCGAATATACAAGTCCGGATAAAGTAAAATTAGGGACAGGGAATAATGCTCTTTTAGGATGGAATATAAAAGCTATATGCCATGAGAATACGACAGATAAACAAGCAGGCAAAAAAGGGGAAGCTCAATGCCAAGCTCTTTACCATAATATAATAGGATCTTCTAATCCTAGTTTAGGAGGAGCTTTTACAGAAGAAAAAATAAAAGAACTAAAAGAAGGAGGGGCTTACTTATTAATTGTAGAAGAAACAGGAACTAAAGCTTATGATTTTGAACTTCAGATAGCTAAAACATTTTGTGGAAAATATTGGTCTGCTGCTGCAAGTGATTTAGAAGATAAAAGTTTTGAAAGTCCAGATGGAACTGTTAAAGGATTCTCAAGGATTAAACCCGGTAATAAATTTGTATTTCCAGATATAAATATTTCTCATCCATATATAAGAGCAGCTGAGATATCAAAGTTTGCCGAAAAAAATATTGTTGTCCTTAATAGAACTCCTATATGGCAACCTGACCCAAATTCTGAAAATGTAGAAAAATTTATAGATGGCTTAAAACCTTATGTTTTTTTAGACAGAACTTCAGAAGGTGGGGCAGCTCTGACTGATAAAGAAAAGTTATATTTAGTTTGGTCTTTTGGAGAGAATAAGCAGCCTGATATAGAATGTGAGATTTCAAATGGAATATCTCCAGACGAAAATGAAAATACTGAAGGCTTAGGAGCGAAATCCAATAAATGTAAATTATTTAAATTTTATATAAAGAAAACTAAGGGTACATATACAAGATTACCAATCTTATCACCTATAGATTCTAATTATGTAATAAAAGTTATAGAAACTGTCAATTCTTTTAATTTTGGAAAAATAAAAGCTATTATACCTAAACTTGAATTAGTTTTTGCTACACAAGGAAAACAAAATGATAAATATGTTTCTATTAGAGCAAATACTAAAGATATAACAAATGGAGATATTTCTAACTTAGAAAGAAATGATAATAGATGTTATATAGATGAAGCAAAAATTAAAACTTATGCAGATAAAATATTATTTAATTTAAATACAAATTTGCAAGAGGAGAAAGAAACTAAAACTTATTCTATTTTTGGATTACCTAATTCTTTATTAGGTCCAGAAGATGGACTAGTATCTTTTTCCATAAGATTAGATCAGAGTGGGACTAGAACTAATCTTACTTTTTCAAACTCTTTTCCTGTAAATCCTTCTGATAGTGTAAAAACGCATCAATTAAATAATGCATTAAGAAGCAACCCCGGCAAATCCTATATAAATATTATTTAAAATGAAAATTACAGGAATACAATATAGGAATTTTTACCCTCAAAAATCTTTAAACTTTGACTTTAAAGTTTATAATTATTCTAGTGATCATTTTGAAGTAGGAATTACAGGAACACATTATGTTCGTTATTTATTTAAATCTGGTATAATAAAAGATCCAAATGATAATATTATAGGAACTTTTAACAAAGAACCTATTAGTATAAATTCTTATATTAAAGAACCATTTTCCGAAGGATCTTATGTTCAAGGATATACTACTTATAAAGATTATTTAAACTCTGTTCCTATCACTAGAGAGGGGGTACTCGCCACTCCAACTTCTATATTTAGCGCATTAGTGGTTAAAATTTTAGATTCTCCAGTTTCGAATTCTGTAGATTTAGACGCTTTTATATATGGAAGCTCTATCCCTAAATTAGAATTTTCAAATTTTTATTCAAATGAAGCAGTAAGCGGAAAAATAACTAATAAAGGACAGTATATTGTTGATATTTTTTCTATAAATTCGAGTAGCATTACAGGGAAATTCACACATGTAAAAGAAATACAACCCGGAAATTATATAAATTTTTTCAACTATGATACAAGCGGATATTCTCAAGGATTCCCTGTCTACTTAGATTTAGAAACAAATTTTGGGAACCAGTCGTATTCATTACAAATACAGAATGCTCAAACTGTTAATGAAGATGCTCAAGAAGATGATACAGATGATATAGTTTTTGAGCGTATTACATGGTCAAATATTTCCGCGTACTCTGGGGATATTATTCAAACAGGCATATCAAAAGCTATTTTTGAATTAGAATATTTATTGCAAGTAGAAGGTTCTAAAATAGATTTAGATTTTCAATACACAGAAGGGAAAACAGGAGACTTAACTATAACTGGATCTTCCACTGATTTTTTTGGATCAGAGAATATAAATGTATCTTATTCTGGAACTCTTTTTACGCAAAATGGTATTTCCAATGGCCTTCTTTATAACACAGACTTCGAAAAAACAAAAGATGACTATACTATAAAAGGAAATATACAAGATGTAAAATTTTATTCTTTAGAAGGACAATTAAGTAGAGAATTTACAAATTTAAAAGCTACAGGAGAAGTAGTTTATATTGTTCAACCTAATGATGGCCTTCCAATAAATACTAAAATAAACGATTTAAATTTAAATCCAGATTATTTTATAGATTTGGGAGGTAAAACTGGTTTACCTAATACATTTGAAAATTACGAATTAAATTATGAAAGATTAAATACTTACAAGGCAATAGCTATTCCAAATAATTTTACTCCTTTTCCCATAACAGGCATAGTAGATAAAGAGGAAATGGAAGGTAAATTTGTTTTTGAAAAACATAAATTTATATTTCCGTCAAGTGTTCTATTGCATACAAAAAATCTTCCGACATCTATTACCAATACTCAAATTGGAAATATTTATCCATATAGAGGAGTTTCTTACGCAACTCTAAATGATCAATATATTTTATTTTCTTCAGAAGCGAAAGGTGAAACAAGACCATTCATATTTTTAACCTCAGATTCTGATACTTTATTCTTTAAAAATCTTAGCAATATAGATTACAATGGACAATATAGATTATCATCTCAAGATTTAGTAAAAACTAGAGTTTTAAATAGTAATACTTATTATTTCAAAAACAACGGAGGATTCTCAGATTCGTTAGAATATAAAGGAAAAGAATTTATTAATTCAATAATAAAGGATGGTATAATTACTTATCAAAATTTAACTCCATTTGATAATGTAGAAGATGTGTATAATGATTTTTACAAAAGAGAAGACAATCAAGATATAAAAAAACTTGATTATGGTATAAATTGGAATGAGAATAATTTGTTAGTTTTAAAAAAAGAAGATAATACGTCATGTTTTTATTCTGACTCAGATTCTATAAATTTTGGTATAACTTTTGATGATAAAGAATTTCTTTCAGATAGATCTACTTCTAAGTCTGCTAATTTAATAAAATCTACACAATCGGAAAATTTTACAGTTGATTCTTTATCAACAAATGTAAAAATTGATGATATAGCAAATCCAAATTTTGTATCTTATGGAACATTAGCGAATACTGCAACAAACGAGTATAAAATAAATTTTAATTTTACGAAAAAAGATTCAACAAAAGAAGATTATACTTTTTCTTTTTATATTTTACCTCAAGATCCTTTGCCTGCTGAAACAGGCGTTCCTTTTATTCAAATATTTTGCGGGGAAAGTTTTTATTGTAATATAAATAGTCTTGGTGCAGTTCTAACTGACAAATCAGTGCAAGCAGGCTCATATGATACTGATAAAGAAGGAGCATTCTATCCGCAGAATATAAAAAGAGTTTTTGTTAAATTTAAAATACTTAATGAAGAAAATATAAATATAAAATTAGTTAATGCAAGTGACTCTAGTATTAGTCAAGACGGTTTTAATCCACAATCAAATATATGGAAAGTTAATATTTTTGGAGTACAGTTAGAAGAAGAAAATCTTTCTACATTTTTAACTCCAACTCCATATCAATTATATTCAGAAGGAACATTATTGGAAGGTGTTTTCAGTGGTCTTTTTCAATATTTTATTTATAAACTCTATGGAATACCGGGTCAATTTTCTACTATTACTAGTCAAGGAAATAATAATTACAGAGTTTTTACTACGACCAATCCATTAATAAGAGATGAGAAAAGGAATAGTTGCGGAGATATTAAATGTTTTTCTACCTTTTTTGAAGAAAACAATAAGGCTACACTTTGGGATAAAAATATTATAGGAGGAAGCAATTCTAAATATAAAGGCATATCTGAAAGTAATTCTAATATTGTATCTTTTTTCACAAAAGAAATTTTACCTTATTTATTCAACATAAAAAATAATAATTTTCCGAAATTGTATACAGATTTTGATAAATTATATTTTGAGGCTACAAAATACGCTTCAAATGGGACTGTTCTAGAAACAAAAAATACTTTTTATCTAAAAAATAATAATACTTATAGCTACGCTGTAAATGAAATTATTGATTTATTTATAAAACATAAAAATTATGATTATTCATATGTATCTTTAGAAGGAGTTATTTATAAAATACCGAAATCTTATGGAACTAATAAATTAACACCTATTCCAAATAATGAATTGGACAATATTGTATTTTCAGGATTTTTAAATAAAAGTTTAGATTTGAATATTCAAGCTGGATTTTGTAGATATTATTTGACTGAAAATGTTGGAAGTCAAAATTTTGGTTATTTTTATGAAACTCCTAATTTCTATGATGTGAAAAATACTAATTTAATAAATACTCAAAATACGTTTGTAGATTTATTTCCTGAAGAAAAATCAAAAATAAATGAAAGACCATTTAAAGAGTCTATGAGTTTAATTAATATTAGTTTTTCTAGATTAGTAAAATCAAATATTCCTAAAGAATTAGAAAAAACAATAAATTCAACAGTTTATGTGCAAAGTTGCTATTTTAAAAAACAATTCGCAAATTCAATTTTGGACTTAACTGGAACATTCTATAATATTAAAAAAAGAATGAATCAAGTTTGGAGTGTAAAAATTAAAAATTCTATTGATGATGAAATTCCAGTATATGAATTTAGAGGCCCGACTCCTCTTGATTTCGATAAATATGAAATAAAAGGTTTCGCAACTCAAATTAGTTTAGATAGTCAAAAAAGATATCTGGAAATTACACACGATGATATAGAAGAAATTACTTTTAATGAAAATGATCAAGCTTTAATTACTTTAACAGCTTATTCTTTTAATAATGACCCTTCTCCAGTGGTTTCTTCTTTCTCTATACCTTAATGCCAATTCAATACCATCCATTTAAGACGGAAGTTTTTAAAATAAATAACTCAGATATCTTCGCGATAAATTCTGGAAAAGTATTTAATTTTTATAATCCTTTAAATTATAGGAATGTTACTTGTGATATATATGGCAAGCCTCTTCCTAAATTAGATTTTTTTTTAAATGAAGAAAGAAAAAGCGAAAGGAATGGAACGATCAAGGAGACTTCTTTTATTTTAAAATCTGAATATTTTAAAGTAAATATATATATATTAGCTTCTTTTAACCCTCCAGATAAATGGGTTCCGGGACCATCTTATATTCCATTTTTAGACAAAGCATGGATAGCTTGTAAGGCTTATTTAGATGAAGAAGACAGAAGTAATTTTGAAATTTTGGGAAATACAAAAAATTTAAGCGATTCTAATATTAAATTAGAAAGTTTTGATTTAAATGCAGAAGAAAGAAATTCTGAATTAGATTATTTATATAGAGATGAAATATATTGGGGAGGAAATGCTATTAATTTAGCTATTGTAGCATCTATTTACAAAGATGAAAAAGGCGAATGGACAGTAGATCAATTCTTAAATGAAAACTATGCTTTAACAGAACTATTTGATTCAGCTTCTTTTGAATTAATGAATACAGAATTTTATGATATAAATGTTAGTGAAACTTTAGAAGATGAAAAGCTTGAATTAAATGAAAAAATTATAGGAAATAAAAAACAAGTTTCTACTCTTCTGGGAAGGTCATCTGAAAATTCATTAAGAGGATATATAAAACATAATAAAAATATAAATATTATTTCTTATAGTAAACAGTTTATTTTTCCGAGTGAAGAGAACAGATTTATAGAAAGTATTGATAACGGTAACAGCATAACTATAGATTCTAATATTGTTTAAAATGAAAAAATTAAATATAGAACCTATGAAGCCATTTTCTTGTTTTATCCAGAAAATAGAAAATAATATTGTAACAAAAGTTTTTGTTAATTTTGGATTAGTAATTTGTACAGCTTCGAACTCTTTAAAAAATGTATTTGTTCCAAAAACACTTTCTAAAAAAAGATTAAATTTTTTTGCAGAGAAAAGAAATATAGGATTTAATACTATTGATACGGCGGCTAAAGGATGTATATGCTTAAGAATAACTTTAAAAGATATAGACTCTGTTTTAGCAGAGAGTGTAAATGAATGGGAATCATCTTCATTTTCTAAAAGATCCGATCTTTTCAAAATTTATATTAAAAAATATTTAACAGAAGATATAATTAGAGATTATATAGCTAATGATTTACAATTAATACAATTGGAAGATGAAAAACTTGGAATAAAAATAGGTAATTATATACCTTCATATACTTTATTTGATCCTACGTCTGAAGGGTATGAAGATGCTGTAAAAATAGAGAAAGAATCTATACTTCGAGAACAGAATCTTTTAAAAAATTGGACTCCTGATATAAGCGCTTTTTATCAAATTGCAGATTCAAATAATGCTCCCTTCGTTTTTAAACCAGCGACTTTACTCGGATCATCTATTTTAACTCCGCTTGTTAATGCTTCTTGTCCTATTTCAGATGTAAGTATAGAATTTATAGAATCTTCAACTCAAACTAAAGAGGAAGAGGAAAAACTAGATAAATACAATTTTATAATAAATGGTGAAAAAATAATACCTATAGCTTACTTAGATAGCAGTAAAGAAGATAAATTAGAACAAATAATTGATTTTGATTATGCGTTTAATTTTCCATTTTACTTTGATCAAAAAAATTATAAAAATTTTAAAAAATGAGTAATCAAACATATTTACCATTTCAAGTTATCTTGAGTACTAAAAAAGGTAATAAATATAATTTTATAGTAAATGCTGGAGATATAAATTCATTTATATTAAATACTTATAAAGCTAACTATTTAAATTTCGAAATAAAAAATAATCCTTTAGACAAAAAAAATTATTATCCCTTCAATTCCCTTGAAGAAACTACTTATGAATTAGGAACATCTTTTTTAAAAACATTTGAAACAGCTGAAAGCTGTGATGTTTATTTAACTATACCTAAAGTTCCAGCAGGTTTTAGCGATGGAATTTTAGGCGGTAAAATAAATTGGTGGCTAGATGACAAAAATAATCATTCGGATTTTATAAATCAATTTTCAATAATAACATCTACAGATGAAAATTTCGTAGAGTATTATGATAATAATATACTTTACACTCAACAAAAAGATAATTTTATAAAATTAGGAGGAACTCAAATTTTAAAAGATTCTGAATACGCAGGTAAAATATATATAAAAATAGCAAGTATAATAATTAAAGGTAATGAAGTAAAAATTACACCGTTCTTGAGATCAAATGTTTTAAGTCCTCATAGGTATTTAAGGTTAGGAGATTTATCAGCTAGAAATATAAAAATATATTTTAAAAGTGTAGCTAAAACAATAGGCTTTCCTATAGATGCAGGAGATTATCAAGCTGGTCTTTTTAATGGACTAGCAGGTTATTATGAAGTAGAAACTATAAAGGGATTTGAAGACGATCCTTTGACCGAGTGGAGCGAAAAAACAGAAGATGAAAAGGTTACAATTCCTTACTCTTTTAGTAGAAGAGCTGGGCCTAATCGTTTATTAGTTGAAAATTCAAGTTATTTTTCTAGCCCTTTATTTATAAATAAATCAATAGATTATATAGCAGAGTCAGCTAGAGAAGAAATAGAAAAAAGAATCAATTATTTAAATCAATCTTATATTTACGATGGTCTTTTTAAAAATGCTACAGAGATAGTTTATTTCAGAAAAGAAAATTTATCCGTTTATCAAGTAATTTTAATATATAAGGAAACACTAGGAGATAAATTAATAATGAAAAATGTATATGAGAATATTTCACTTTATAATAGTATTTTAGTGGAAACAGCTCTACCAACAATTGATGGAAGTCCTCCTGATATAACTCTAAAAAAAGAAATGACAGAAGAAGAAGCTTACAGTATTCTTGGGATTAGCACAGATGATTTAGCGGGTATAAATAAAATTGTAGATTTGCAAGGTTTTGCATAAAAGTACTTGACAAAAGAAAATTTTGGCATTATATAAAGAAAGTTAATTTTACATAGCGGCCTCATTTGCCGCAATGGGTCCGGGACTCCCAAAGCCGGATGTCATTCAAGAAAATCGCATGGTGCTCTGACTCGGGACTTGTCAACACCAACATCCGAAAGGGTGCACCGAAGTTGAGAATTTGAGTACTTGTTCAGTAGTTTCTACAGCTACGATCTAATAAATCTAGTGGGCAGATGAGCAAGTCGGTTGGGTAAAGGGCTTCTATCCAATTTTGATACGTCAATAAAAACCTCATGGGTCGCTGAAAGGCGAGTCCAAACTGACTAAAGGAAACTTTTTTAAGCAAGCGATTTAAACTTGTTCAGGCATACAAATACTTCTGTTTTTTTTCAAAAACAGGTAGGTAAGAAGTCCCCTGACTAGAAGGAAAGCTTCTTACTCTTCTTTCTTTATGTATTTATGTATATAGTATATTTATATAAGAGACATATTATAAGATTGACTTTATAAAAATAGAGATTAATTTATGAGTATGAATTTTAAAACAAAAGATAGTGGAGCTAGACAAAGTTTTGAATCTGGAGCTAAAAGAGATACTCAAGAAGGAAAACCAAGATTCGATTTAATCTCTCCTTTTATGATGACAAGATTAGCTTCTTTGATGGAAAGAGGAGCTGTTAAATATGGTGAATGGAATTGGGAAAAAGGGATGCCATTCTCAAGATTCTTTGCCAGTGCATTTAGACATTTAATGCAATATTGGAAAGGAGATAGAGACGAAGACCATCTTGCAGCTGTAATATTTAACTTGATGGCAATTATTCACTTTGAAGAAATAGGAAGAGAAGACTTAAATGATTTAAAGAAATGGAAATAATCGAAATTTTAAAAACGGCTACAGCTTGTGTATTCATATTTTTTCTATTAAACTTCGCTCCTATATTTGATTATCCAAGATCAATAGCGTATAGATATTTAGATATAAAAGGTGGGAGTAAAAATATTCTAGGATATCTATGCAGAAAAGTTAGATATTTGATGGGTTGTATTTTTTGTTTAACTTTTTGGTATTGTCTTTGTTTTGATATTAATAATTTTATTTATTGTCCTATAGTTGCTACTATCATAAATAATCTTTTTTTGACTTCTTTCCAGCATAGGGAAAATTAATATTGAATACCAATTTTTATTTATCTCATATAATAAAAAGCTCCAATGGGTTTGCAGAAACTTTAGGTGGTGAATTTTTATATTTTTGTATTCAGATAATTTCATCTACAGATTCTAATAAAAGATCTGTAACTTATATTGAAGCTAATGAAAAAAAATTCTTTAACTGCAAAGATGATAATGAATTTTCTTTTGTTATTAAAAATATTTTAAAAAAATACAAACCATTTACTCCAGAAATATTGTATATAGATAAAGCTTACGATCTCGGACTTTCTTATTGTATTATTGAAAGCTTTCTAAGGGGAGAAACAAATTTACAAGAAAAGATTGATCAGTATAATTTAAAAAAAGATTTAGAATGAATATAAATTTAGAAGTTCCAATTAATGGATTATCTTTTGGTCAAGTATCATTTGGATTATTGAAAGAGTTTTTCGATAGAAAATTCCTTCCTAATATATTTCCTATCGGGCAAGTAGATTTAAAAGCCTACGATATTGATAAACCATTTTTTGATTGGCTCCAATTCTGTTGTCAAAAAGCTCATGCCAATTTTTCTCGTAAATTTCCTACGATTAGACTTTGGCATTTAATTGAATCTGAAAGACGTTTGTCTGATAAAACTATTTTATGGACATTCCATGAAACGGATACTTTAACTAAAGTTGAAAAAAATATTATTAAAAATAATGACTTGGTATTGTTTTCTAGTAATTATTCTTATGAGGTTGCTAAATCTGAAGGTCTAGAAAATGTAGGAGTCTGCCATCCTTATTTTGATTCTATTCATGTAAAAGCTGATCCTCTTGTTCCAAGAGTTGATGCTATTAACTTTTTGCTTATTGGAAAATTTGAAAAAAGAAAACATACAGAAAAGATAATCAGAATATGGAAGAAGCTTTTCGGTAATGATAAAAGATATAGATTAAATTGCTTAATAGATAACCCTTTTATAGAGAGAGAAAAATGGGAACAAATTTTGAATCAAATCTTTGAGGGATCTATTCCTTGGAATGTTAATCTAATATCTCGTCAAGATAAAAATTCAGAAGTAAACAAACTAATGAATTCTTGTGATATTGATCTTTCCGGTCTTTCCGGCGCAGAAGGATTTAATCTTCCTTTGTTTAATATGCTTTCTCTTAACAAGGTTTGTGTAGCAATGGATGCTCATGCTCATTCTGATTTTATTAACAATGGTAATGCTATTATTGTAAAACCTTCTCAGAAAATTCCTATTTATGATGATGCCTTTTTCAAATTAGGTAATATAGTTAATCAAGGGAACATGTTTGATTTTGATGATAAAGAAGTAGAAGATAAAATTTTGGAAGCCGTTGAATTTTTTAATTCTGGCGAAAAAACTATATCAACTCTTCCTAGTGTATTCAGTGTACAAAATACTGTAGATACACTATTATCAAAAATATGAAATGGGATATAAATGCTCCAAACTTTGTTCAAGGAATAAACGGGCCTAGAAGTTTTTACTTAACAGAATTTTCTTCAACAACTGTAAAAGCTTTAAGTAATAGAATCAATGAAGCCATAGAACTGGAGCAAATACTTTTTCCTATCCATATTGAGTCTCCCGGAGGAGATATCTCATCTTTAAAAGCTATTCTTTCTATCCTTTATTCTGCTAGGAAAAAAGGTTTAAAGATTGCTACAATGACGGCTGGTGAAGCTTCCTCTGCTGGAGCTTTTGTCTTCTGTTTCGGGGATGAAGGTTTTCGTTTCATGGGAGAATATGCAGGTTTAATGCTGCATGGTATTCAGGTTTCTTCTATCCCAGATGGAAGAGCTAGTGAGCAAAAAGAATTTTTTAATGCTTTAATGAAAGAGGAGGAAGAAATACTTAAAGTAATCTCTTCTCATTTAAAAGGCCCTAAAAATAAAGAATGGCTTAAAAAAGAATTAAATAAAAGAAAAGATTTAGATTGGTATTTAAATGCTAAAGAAGCTTTGGATTTAGGTATTACTAGCCATATAGGATTGCCAATTTTTTCTTTAAAATTAACTCCAGAAATTTCTGTAAATATTTAGAAAAGTGTAAATACAATTCCTATGATATATATTTATGAAAATCCAGATTCCGAAGAGAGAATCGAAGTCGTTCAAGGTATGAATGATGAACACGTATATGCACAGAATGGTGTTCAATGGAATAGAGTTTGGACTATTCCTCACACGAGTATAGATACTAAAATTGATCCTTTTTCCTCTAGGGACTTTTTAAATAAAACAAATAAAAAAGGAACTATTGGAGATTTGCAGGATAGAGCTCAAGAACTTTCCCATATGAGGAAAGATAAACTAGGTAAAGACCCTATTCTTGAAAAAGAAGTTGCAAAGTACAAAAAGAAGTATAATGTCGCTCATCCCTCAGAAATAAAAAAGAATTAATTATGATTTTCGAAGAACAAATCTCAAGGAAGCCAGATCACTATCCTTGGAGCCAAGAATTTATTTCGGCAATGCATGATGGATTTTGGACTAATAAAGAATTCAATTTCCAAAGTGACTTACAAGATTTTAAAGTTAAGCTTTCTGAGAAGGAAAAAGAAATAATTGTAAAAGCTTTAACTACGATTGGCCAGCTAGAAATTTCTGTAAAAAAGTTTTGGTCTAAGTTGGGTGATAACCTACCTCACCCTTCCATGAGCGATCTAGGCTTCGTTATGGCGAATACAGAGGTTATACACGGGGACGCATATGAAAGACTCTTAGAAGTTCTAGGGTTGGAAACTGCTTTTGATGATGCTTTAAAATTGGATATTGTAAAAGGTAGAGTTAATTATCTTCGGAAACATCTTCATAAGTTTCATTCTGATAATAAAAAACAGTTCGTATATTCTATAATTCTTTTCACTTTATTTGTTGAAAATATTGCATTGTTTTCTCAATTTTACATTATCAATTGGTTTGGTCGTTACAAGAATCTCCTTAAGGATACGAACAAGCAAGTAGAGTATACTTCTAGAGAAGAAAATCTCCATGCTATAGTTGGAATTAAAATAATCAATACTATTCGTTCTGAATATCCAGAGTTTTTTGACGAAGAGCTTGAAGCAAAAGTAATTTACGAATCTGAGCAAGCTGTTAAATATGAATGTGAAATTATTGACTGGATTTTAAATGGACTCGAATCGGAAAAATTAAATTCTCCTCTTTTGAAGAATTTTATTAAAAATCGAATGAATGAATCATTGGTTAGTATCGGATATAAAAAGATATTCGAGGTTGATCAAGATTTAATTTCTAAAACAGATTGGTTTGATGAGCAGCTGCATGGAAATAATATGACTGATTTTTTTCATTCTCGTCCGACTGAGTACGCAAGATCAAATAAAAGTTTTGGAGAAGAAGATTTGTTTTAATACAGATACACCTTGACTTTTTAATTGTAGTACATATACTGTTTTAGATTATGGAAAAAGCTTATAAATGGCTAAATAGCCACAGCCGTCTCTTTTTAGAGAGAGGCTATTTAGAAGAAGGTGTATCTCCAGAGGAGAGGGTAAAAGAAATAGCTAAAAATGCAGAGAATATTCTAGGCATTGAAGGGTTTGCTGATAAGTTTGAAAAGTACACTTCTCTTGGATATTATAGTTTAAGTACACCAGTGTGGATTAACTATGGGAATAAGAGAGGTCTTCCTGTTTCTTGTTTCAATTCCCATATGGATGATACAATGACCGATATTCTTTGGAAGGTCGGCGAAGTAGGTATCATGTCTAAAATGGGAGGAGGTACTTCAGGTTATTTTGGAGACCTTCGCAAAAGAGGTTCTAAAATAAGTTCTGGGGGAGAATCCAGTGGAGCTGCACATTTTATGGAGCTTTTTGATAAAGTTTCAGATGTAGTTAGTCAGGGATCGGCTCGTAGAGGTAGCTTTGCAGCCTATCTTCCCGTCGAACATCCAGATATTGAAGAGTTCCTTATGATTCGTTCTGAAGGTCATGCTATTCAGAATATGAGCATTGGTGTAACAATAACAGACGACTGGATGAATAAGATGATAGAGGGGGACAAAGATAAGAGAGGAATATGGGGTAAGATTATAAAGAAAAGATTCGAAACAGGGTATCCATATATTTTCTTTACTGATACTGTAAATAATAATGCTCCTCAAGTTTACAAAGATAAAGGATACAAAATAAATTCAAGCAATCTTTGTTCAGAAATAACTCTTCAATCGAACAGTAATGAAAGTTTTGTTTGCGTTTTATCTTCTTTGAATCTTCTTTATTGGGATGAGATTAGAAATACTGATGCTATTGAGACATTAATCTATTTCCTTGATACTGTAAATCAAGAGTTTGTTGAGAAAACTCAAGGAATGAAATTTATGGAAGCTCCTCATGAATTTGCGAAAAATCAAAGAGCTTTAGGAATGGGAGTTTTGGGATGGCACTCTTTTCTACAATCACAAATGATTGCTTTTGAATCTTTAGAGGCTAAGATGCTTAATTCTCATATATGGGATACTATCAGAAAGAGAGCAGATGAAGCTTCTAAAAAGCTCGCAGATTTATTCGGAGAGCCAGAACTCCTCAAGGGTTATGGGAGAAGAAACGTAACAACAATTGCTGTTGCTCCTACCACTTCTTCATCATTCATTTTGGGGCAAGTATCTCCGAGTATAGAACCTTTAAATAGTAATTACTTTGTAAAGAAACTCGCTAAGGGATCTTTCACTTTCAAGAATCCATTCCTCAAAGAAGTTCTAAAGAAGTATAAGAATGATACAGATGAAGTTTGGAAATCCATTTTGATTAGAGGTGGATCAGTTCAACATTTAGATTTTCTTTCTTCTGATGAAAAAGATGTATTCAAAACTTTTGGAGAAATCAGTCAAAAAGAAATTATTATTCAAGCTGCTCAAAGACAAAAATTTATTGATCAAAGTCAGAGCTTGAATATTATGATTCCTCCAGATATAAAGCCGAAAGAAGTAAGTGACTTACTAATCGAAGCTTGGAAGATGGGAATTAAAACATTGTATTACCAAAGATCAGCTAATCCTGCTCAGGAATTGTCTAGGAATCTAATGACCTGTACTAGTTGCGAATCTTAAAATTTATTAAAATGAGTGAGAATTTACAAGAAACTTATTATGGCAAAAAGATAGACACATCTAATATATTAAATATAGATGAAGCTGTTAATATACGCAATGGTAAGCCCTGTGTAATAATAACAGGCGTTACTGGTCAAGATGGAAGTCATATGGTTGACTATTTACTTGACAATACAGATTTTTTAATTTTTGGAGGAGTGAGAAGATTAAGTGTTTATAATCATGAAAATATTAAACATGTAAAATCAGATAGATTTCATCTCATTAATTTTGATTTGACTGATCCTCATGCTATTTCTAGGATTGTAGAAAAACTACTTCCTGATTATTTTATCAATTTTGCTGCTCAAAGTTTTGTTGCTAGTAGTTGGGATTTTGCTAGGCAAACATGGCAGACTAATTCTACAGCTGTTCTTGATATATTGGAAGCTATCAGATTATATAAACCTACTTGTCGTTTATATCAAGCTGGATCTTCTGAAGAATTCGGTAATGTTTTATATTTTCCTCAAGATGAGGTTCATCCCTTACGCCCTAGAAGTCCTTACGGAGCAAGTAAGGCAGCTTCTAGACAGCTTGTAAAAGTTTATAGAGAATCTTATAATCTTTATGCTATTCAAGGCTGGCTATTTAATCATGAAGGAACGAGAAGAGGTGAAGAATTTGTCACTAGAAAAATATCTAAAAAAGTTTCTTCTATAAAATATTGTATAGATAACTCTTTAGACTTTTCTCCTTTAGAATTAGGAAATATAGATGCCAAAAGAGACTGGAGCGATGCTGAAGATTTCATGGATGGGGTATGGAGAATGTTAAATCAAGATATTTATAATAAAGATTATTCAGGTATTCCCAATGAATATGTTTTCTCTTCTAATGAAACACATTCTATTAGAGAGTTTGTAGAAAAATCTTTCAATTATATTAAATTAGATTGCTCATGGGAAAATGAAACAAATAATCCTGAAGATGAAAAATTAGTAGCTTGTATAAATGGCATTAAAAAAACTTTAGTAATTATCAATAAAAAGTTTTATAGACCAGCTGAAGTAGAAACTTTATTAGGAGACAGCTCATTAGCTAGAAAAGATTTGGGTTGGTTTCCAAAATGTAACTTTGATCAGCTTGTGAATAAAATGTTAAAGTCTGACATCGAAAAGCTATCAGTAGAAAAAGCTTGACTTTTTTAAAATATGTTATAGTATTTTCGTTGTTATGACGAATTTCCAAAAAAGCGTATTAAATTTTATGAAAGCTATTGGGCAAAACTGCCCAGATTCTCCTTCTATACCTGACAATTTAACTAGAGTTCTAAGGATAAGTCTTCTTTTAGAAGAAGTTTTGGAACTAGCTGAAGCAAGCGGTGTTAAAGTTTCTTTGTCAGATAAAGAAGAATCTATAAGTATTGATGATTTTAATTACGATATAGAAGGAGAAGTCAATTTAATAGAAGTGGCTGATGCTCTAGCCGATATTAACTATGTTTCTATAGGAGCGGCATGTTCTTATGGACTTGACATTGAGCCATTTGAGAATGAAGTGTGCAGATCTAATGATTCCAAAATTACAAATGGATTTCGTAGAGAGGATGGTAAATGGCAAAAGGGTCCAAATTACAGTCCTGCTAATCTTTCTCCTATTTTAGAAAGTCAAATAAAAAAAAATAATTAAATGCCTTACGAATATAAAGCTAAAGTCTTAAGAGTCTATGATGGAGATACTTTTTTAGCTGACATTGATCTTGGATTCGGTTTTTCCTTAAAGGAGAAATTTATAAGATTAATGGGGGTAGATACCCCTGAGATAAAAACTAAAGATTCCGAAGAAAAGAAGTTCGGAGAGTTAAGTAAAAAATTTGCAGAAACATTTTTTAAAAATAATAAAAATGAAGTTGTGATTAAGACTCATATACATAATGTGTCATTAGAAGGTAAAGAAAAATTTGGTAGGATATTAGCTTATGTTTTTGATACCTCTGCAAACAAATGTCTTAATGTAGAAATAATTAAAAACTTCCATGGAGTCGAATATTTTGGAAAATCAAAAGAAGATATAATCTTATCTCATATAGAAAACAGAAAAAAAATAAATTTACAAAATGAAAGCTGAATTATTAAATTATTTTGGAAACGACCTAATGATCGCCAATGCTGCTAGAGTTAGCTATGGAAAATATAAAAATGTCTTTGATGAAAAAGATGGAAAACTAATAAATTTTCTTGTTGAACATAAACATGTCGCTCCTTTCAGACATCCTCAATTACAATTTAGAATAGAGTGTCCTATTTTTGTAGAGAGACAGCTTTTCAAACATCAGGTTGGAATGTCTGCAAATAGTATAAGTGGTAGATATGTTGATTTCAGTGATAATTATTTTACAATAGAGAAACTGAGAAAACAGTCTAAGTCATCTAAACAGGGCAGTGAAGGTGAAATTGATAACCCAGAATTATTAGAAAAAATTTCTAACTTTGTCAAGCAATCCTCTTTACTTTATAAGGAACTTTGTGAGGCCGGAGTTGCTAAGGAACAAGCTAGAGCAATTTTACCTTTGTGTCTAGAAACTCAATTTATCTGGACAGGATCGTTACTTTCTTTTCTTAATTTTTGGAATTTAAGACTAAAGCCTGACACTCAAGAAGAAACTCGAATCATAGCTCTTAAAATGTTAAACTTAGTAAAGAGTATCGAAGGTAATCCCTTTGAATTTTCTCTAAAATCTTTCAATCTTTAAAAATTTTAATTGACAAATAATATGAATGTGCTAGAGTCAGATGTGAAAGCAATCGCAAATGAAATTGCATTGCAATCTATAATAGATTACACTAAAGAAGAGCTCTTAACAAAAGAGCAGTCAGATAGACTAAAAGCTTTAATTATAAAGCATACAAAAATATGTTTGTTTGACACAATATCTCTATATGAATAAGCAAAATAAAATAAAAACTGAAAAAGTAAAGATCGAAGCTCAAACTCCTGCGGACCATCCTTACGCAAATCATCGAGGTCGATTTATAACTCTTCATACTCGATCAAAGAAAGGGCAACAAAAGTTCTGCGCAAAGATCTTGAGCATCTCTAATAATTATGTTACATTCATAAATGTTAATAATGGAGAAGTTCTGAAAGTTGCAAAAACATCTATTGTTTAGTAGATTGATGTTTCTCCCGCGCCTTTAATTAGGCGCGGGATTATTTTTTAAAGTGTATTCTTTTATCTATGGAAAATAAAATGGAAACATGTAAATTCAGATCAGATACAGTTGCAGAGTATGGCCCTTCATGCTGCTCATCCAAAAGATCTGTTGGTTATTATTGTTTAGAACGTGGAATCCACGGTCTAACAGATGAAGTTTGTAACTCTTGCGAGTTGTATTCTTCGAAAACTCAGGGATTAGAGCAAGTAGAATAGAAAAATTATAATAATATGGCATCTAAAAAGAAAGAAGACTCCTCAAATGAAGCAGATTCAAAAGATATGCTTAATTCATTTTTGAAGAACAATGAGGAAAATCATTTTAATTACCTTCAACCTGAGGAGGTAACGATTTCTTCTGGATCTTTAGGCCTAGATACCTTAATTAAGGTGCGCTCTGGCTCCTTTGTCAGAGTTTGTGGTAAGGGGAGTGAGTTAGGTAAAACTTCACAATGTTTTGTTTTCTCTCAAAATTATATGGATAAGATTGAAAAATCTAAAACCATTTTTATTAAAGCTGAAGCTCGCTTAACCCCTGAAATGCAGAAAAGAACAGGAATGAAATTTGTTACTGATCCAAGTAATTGGGAATACGGTACTGTTTTTGTTTTTAGTTGTAATGTTTTTGAAACTATAGCATCTTTAATTGAAAGCATTCTACCTAAAATGCATGAGGCAGGAGAGAAACTATGTATTATTCTTGACTCTCTAGATGGTGTGATCCTTAAATCAGATAAAGAGAAGAATCTATGGAATGGAGATGAGAATGTTAAAGTAGCTGGGGTTCCTCTTCTTACAAAAATTTTATTTAAAAGATTGGCTTTGAAGGTAGTTCACTTTGATGCTTTGTTTTTGATTACAAGTCAGTACACAGCTGAGATCAAACTCGATCCTTATAGTAAGACTCCTCCAAGGCAAAGTGATGGGGCAGGAGGATCAGCAATCAATCACCAAAGTGATATTACCCTTTCCTATCAGCCTCGTTATGGTGGAGATTACATTCTTGAAAAACCTAATGAGAAACCAGATCCTGTAAAGAATAAAGTTCTTGGAGTTTATGCTACTATTGAAATCAAAAAGTCATCTACAGATGTAACCGGATCTAAAGTAAAAATCCCTATTAAAAAGGGAAGAAGTGGTTGTGCTATTTGGGTTGAGAAAGAAGTAGTGGATATGATTATATCCTTTGAACTCGTTACCAAAAAAGGAGCTTGGTATTCTTTTTCTGAAAGTATTGTTTCAATGGCTAAAGATGATGGGGTAGAAATACAAATACAGCATCAAGGAATGTCTTCTCTTTATGATTATATAGAAAGCAATCGAAATGTTTTCGAATGGCTTCTTAGAAAGGTTAATGAGATTATAGCTTAATGGAATTAACGAAATTAAGAGGCAATACAAAAGTAAATGTTGTTGCTAAATCTTGTATAGATTGGGATAAGAAAATTTCTATTCCCCAGTTTAAAGTAAAAAATTTCCTTTACCCATTCTGGAAAAATGATGTAGTCAAAGAAGAGTTTGTTATTCCGGGCAGCAAATTCAGAATTGATCTTTTCAATTTCTCTAAAAAAATAGCTATAGAAGTTAGTCCCGACGAATACCATGTAAATTTTAATCCATGGTTGCATAAGAATCGACAAAATTTCTTAAACAAAGTTAAAAGTGACGATATCAAAAGAGAATGGTGCATTAGAAATAATATTACATTAGTAGAACTTTTTAATGAGAACATTGATAATTTATCATTTGATTTTTTTCTAAAGCAATACAATATATCTTTATAAAATATGAAAGACATTCAAGAAATACTAGATTCAATTAAGGCTCAAAGAGAAAAGCAGATCGAAAAAGGCTATACTGTAGATCATGATCTACAATATAAAAATGGTCAGCTTCTATTGGCTGCTTTAACTCTTGTTGGTTTTGCTCATGGTCAAACTTCTGGCGATAATAATTTTAAAGAAGCTAAAGAACTTTGGCCATTTAAAAATTTTTCTCCTAGTGAATCTGTTCAAGACAATCTAGTACAGGCTTGTAGTCTTATAATTGCGGAAATCCAAAAATTATCTCTATAATTTTTAAATGAAATGGATAACGGCAAAGGATAATATCCGACCATTATCTGAGAAAAAATATGCAATAAAATGGAATGGCGATAGTCTTAGTTTTTTCCAGTTTAATGTAAAACAATTCTTTAAAAAATATTGGAAGGATGATGTGGTTGGAGAGGAGGTCCTGTTGCCTCAGACTCGCTTGAGAGTTGATCTGATGAATTTCTCAAGAAAAATAGCTGTAGAAGTAAACGGATTATTTCATGTAGAATATACTCCTTATTTTCAAAATTCAGTTGAAGATTTTGAGAAACAGGTTTATAGAGATGTTCTGAAAGAGCATCTTCTTGAAAAGAATGGATTTGAAGTAATCGAAATCTATGAAAAGAATATGCCCTTAAAAGAAAAATGGATAGAGAGTGTTTTTGGTTCTCATATTATTAAATAATTATGCTTGTTTCTGAATTCCCTATTTCTAATAGGACAAAAAATGTATTATTGCAAAACGGTTTCCTTTCTGAAGTTGATTTCAATGGTAAATTTTTAGAAGATATTAAGTCTCTAGAGGGCATGGGGTCAAAAGGGGTCATGGAAATCAGAGAATATTTGCATGGAAAATTTGGTTTGATTTTAAAACTTAAACCAAAGGAAAAGAAAATTTCTAATCCTAAAGAGGCAAGAATGCTTATCTTCCATTTCCTTGGAAAAAGAGATAATATTTTTTGGCCTAAGGAAATGCTGGCGGCAAATAAGCTTTTAGCTTTGTTTGATTTAAAAACTCTTCTCTCTGTAGTTCCAAACAAAAAAGCTTCTACTCTTCTTTTCTATCTATGTGAAGAAGGTCGAAAATATATTAGAGCGTATTTACCTAGTATAGAAATAAAACAAGAACAAAAACAAGAAAAATCGGAAGATATGTTTGTTCAAGATGTACAGTTAGACTTAGAACTATCAGTGAAAAAACCTAAATCTCTAAAAGATTTTCTATTTAAATGAATCATAGCAGAATTTCAACTCCTCAAGAACAAGAACGTGCATGTCTAGCTGGCTTTATAAAGTGGCCAGACAATGTAGCCGATTACGGTTCTATTTTAAAAGCCACTCATTTTGATAACAAAGTTCACTCAGCCATTTTTTCAGCTATCTTGGCTGTTTACAATCAGAATGCTACTGTTGATAAATTGCTTGTCTCTGAAAAGCTAACGTCTATTGGTCTAAAGCTATTTGAAGATTTAAACATTATAGATTATCTTGATTGTTTGTCTCAGATGCAAATCAGAGAGCAGTCTCTTCCTAGCTTTATTAGTAACGTAATTAAATATGATTTTGCTAGAAAAGCAGATAAATCTTTAGAAGAAGGTAAGAATGAAATCAGGAGTAATATTGATAAATCTTTGCCAGAGCTTGCCAATGTTATTGAGAACACATTAAAGAGTGCAGGCACAGAAAACGTAGCTGATGAGGAAAAGCCTATTGATGTTTTTTCTACGATGCAGGAGACCGTTCTAGACTGGGCTAATAATCCAAGGCCAGTATGTCTCAAAACCCCATTTCCAATTTTTACAAAAATGTATGGAGGTCCTAGCTTCGGTGACTTGTTTGTTATTGCCGCTGGGCCAAAGGTTGGCAAGAGTACTTTCGTAAACTTTCTAGCTTATGAAGTAGCTGGTCTAGAAGAGAATAATTGTTTAGCATTGGTTTTGGATACAGAACTTGAAACAGATCGTATTATTGCTAGAAATCTTTCTGCTATTTCGGGTGTCAATGAATACAAAATTAAAACTGGCAAATTCTTAAATAATCCAATTGATAAAAATAAAGTATATGCAGCTTTAAATTCTCTAGAGAAATACAAGGGGAGAGTTCACCATAAATATGTTGCTAACAAATCTATTGATGAAGTAATATCAATTGCTAAAAGATGGTATGTTCAAAATGTCAAAAATGGGGAGAATGTATTACTTATTTATGATTATCTGAAATCTACTCAAGAAAATATTACTAATGCATTCGAGGGATATGAGCTTCTTGGTCAAAAGACTGATAAACTAAAAAAGCTCGTGTCTTTATTACCTAGAACCGCAGGATTGACAGCCGTTCAGACTAATCGTAGCGGAGGCACAGCAATGTCTTCTCAGATCGAATGGCATTGTTCCAACATGTATAGACTAGAGAAGAAAAGCCCAGAGGAGATTGGAGAAGGAGGCAAAGAATTCGGAACTCATAAACTTATCGAAGTTCGAGCCCGTGTTCAAGGCGAAGAGGCTATGGGGGCAGACAACTATGTAAAGAGATCTACTCAAGACGGAGATGTTTTTGTAGAAAATTATATTAATTTTAAAGTCGAAAACTTTAAGGTTAGTGAATGCGGTAGTGCAGAAGATGTATTCAATAAAAGATTAGGGCAAATAGAAGTTGCAAATAATAAAAAATACACTAAAGGAGATTTCATATGATCGTAGATTTACTCAAGAAAATGGGATATATGCCAGAGAAGTCTGGATCTGATTATCTAAGAATGAAAGCTATTTATAGAAATAGTGCTAGTTCATCTTTAAGTGTGAACACTAAAAGTGGATGGTTTACAGATTTCGTTACTGGTCAATCGGGTCCTCTTGTAAAGTTGGCCATGATAACCTTGAACATAAATGAAAAGGATGCTAAAAACTTCTTAAGGGATGAGTATTTCGATAGTTCGGCTAATGCTCAGGAAGAAGAAGAGGAAACTAAAATAGTTCAAGATAAATTCTTTGATTCTGATTTCGTAAAAGATTTAATGCCTTGGTATACATTTTATAAAAATAGAGGCATTTCAGAACAAACTGTAAAAGATTTTGGTGGAGGAGTAAAAACTTATGGGAAACTTAACAACAGATTCGTTTTCCCTATCTATCAAGGAGAAAAAATCATAGGTCTTGCTGGGAGAGATTTATATACTAACTCTCAAAGGCCTAAATGGAAAATATTAGGTAGAAAGGCTAATTTTGTTTACCCTTATAAACTCACACACTCTGATATCGAATCTTCAAGATGTGTAATTTTAGTGGAAAGTATTGGAGATGCTCTTTCTCTTTATGAGGCTGGTATAAAAAACTTTTTAGTTCTTTTCGGATTAAGTGTTTCAAAGCCTGTAATACTTACTCTGATAAAAAGCAATGTAGATAAAATTATTATTGCGACTAACAATGATATAGATTCTGAAACTAATAGAGGAATGGAAGCTGCATTGGGAATCAAATATAAACTATCTAAATTCTTTAGCAGTGATTCTATTTTTGTAAAACTTCCTTATAAAAAAGATTTTGGAGATATGGAAAAACAAGAGATTATTGAATGGTACAAATCATTATAAAAAAATCTACAAGTTTTTTAGTTCATCCTTTTGGTGTATACAGTATAATTAGCATTAAATATGAAAAACGAAAATAAAACCTTAAATAAACCATTCAGACTTCCGGGTGGAAGTGCTAAAAAATTTGGTGTGTACGTAAAAAATGACAAAGGTAGTGTTGTCATTGTAAAATTCGGTGATCCGAATATGTCAATCAAAAGAGATGATCCTGAGCGTAGAAGCAATTATAGAGCCAGACATAATTGTGATAATCCCGGACCTAAATACAAAGCTAATTATTGGTCATGTAAAATGTGGTCAGATAAGCCAGTTAGTCAAATTGTAGGATCGGAAGAAGATCATTTTGATTTTGATAATCTTCCATCTCAAGAAGAAATAATCGCTCTAGATAGAGATCTTGAAAATGCCAAAGAAGAACCTATTGAGTTCTCATTCGCTGAAGTTGAGTATTTGGACAAGGAAAAGTATTCCCAAGTAAAGGAAGTCGCAGATAGAAAATTTGGAGAAAAAAATTCTTATGTAAAAAATCTATTTGTTTTGAAGGAATACAAAAAAAGAGGCGGAAAAGTGAAATATTCAGGAGACAAACCCAAAGACTCTGATATAAAGACTCTAGTAAAATCATCATTGTTTGATGACACTCTCTGGAATCTAATCGAAAATTAAAATGTCACTTCCTAGGCTTTCCGCAAGCAAAATAAAATCTTATAGTAGTTGTTCTTATCTTGCATATTTAAAATATAACTGTGGCTTACCTTCAAAGGGGAACACTGGTTCAAAACTGGGAGGAATAACTCACATTATTTTAGAATGTTTGGCTCATCCGAAAAGGAAAGAAAAGGTGAGTCAAGCTCTTACTTGCGGAAGGCCATTATCGTTGCCATGTCTTCATAGACTTGCTTCTAAGTGGCTTAAAAAAGAAGAGGTAGATTCTTCTGAAAATTATGAAAAAATAAACGGGTTTTTGGTAACCGGTTTAGAAAATGATTTCCACGGAAAAGGCTGTGAGAAATACGAGACAGAATATGAATTCAATATAAATAATGGTAAATATTGGATTTATGGTTTTATAGATAGATTATTTATTTATGAAGATCATATTAGAATTTTAGATTTTAAATCTTCTAAATCTAAATTTTCAAAAGGTTCAGAAGATATGGATTTTAATATCCAAGCATTAATTTATGCATTAGTGGCTTCTAAACTTTATCCCGGAAAAAAAATAACTGTAGAATTTCTTTTCCTTAAATTCCGAAAGAATCCATATATTAAGATGGAGTTTTCTTTGAGTCAGATAGAAGCTTTCGAGCATTACCTTGAATATATATCAGGATATTTGCAAGATTTTGGATTAGAGAAAGCTTTAGCTAATACAGCTGCTGGAGATTTTAAACGCAAATGGCTTTGTGGTAAAGAACCTTTTACTTATAAGGAAGACGGATCACCTGTTTGGGTTTGTGAATATAAAGCTCCCTTCTTGTATTTTGAAGCTGTTAAAGAAGGCTTACCTTCTAAATCTGCTTATTTTAAAAAAGAACTTGATAGTTATGTAGCTTTGGGCTATACTATAGTTCAGAGAAAGCACTCCGGCTGTCCTAAATTTAATTAAGCTTTTTATTTAAATTACTTACAAATGATTCCTCTTTTTAAGAGTCACTACTCTATTTTACGTAGTATATTAACTCTCGATCCTTACGAGAAGAATAAAGATACTGATCTATCAGATAGTATTATAAATATTGCTGTTGAGAATAATCTAAAAGAATTATGTCTTGTAGAGGATACAATGGCTGGATTCGTAGCTGCGTTACAAGCCTGTAAAGATTCAAAAATTAAACTTATTTTTGGCTTAAGAGTTTCCTTCATTAACAGCTCTTCGGAAGAAACCTCTTTATCTTCTCACAAAAATATTATTTTTCCAAAGAATTTTAATGGTTATAAGGCTTTGATTAAGCTTTCTACTATGGCGGCTTATAATAATTTCAACAAGGAGGCAAGACTTTCTTATTCTGACTTGCATTCTCTTTGGAGCGAAGATTTAGCATTAGCTATTCCTTTTTATGATTCTTTCCTCCATAAAAATCTATTACAAGGATCTCTTTGTATTCCTGAATTAAAAAAGATTAACCCTACAGTTTTTCTTGAGGATAATAATCTACCTTTTGATTATCTAATTAGAGAAGCTGCTCTTCTTTTTGCTAAGATGAATAACTTTAAGACAGAAGAGGTTAAAAGTATTTATTATAAAAATAGAAGTGATTACGAAGCCTTTCTTACTTTGAAGTGCTTGAATAGAAAACAATTTGGATCAGGAAGAACACTTGACAATCCCGGATTTGATCATATGTCTTCTAGGGAGTTTTGTTGGGAATCATTTCTAGAAAATAAAAAATAAATATGCAAACAATAAAAGAAGGTGACTTTGTTAAAACCAAAATCTTTTTTGGAGATAGCTGTAGAGTTGGAAAAGTCGTTGAAATCGTTTATCAAGATGGAACGCCTATTTACGATTGTATAACTGAGGATGGGGAAATTTCATTCTGTGATCCTCTTCTAATAGAAAGAAAAGAAGCTAAAGCTATTATCAAAAAACTTGAAAAGAAAATAGATTTTTTAAACCAAATATGAATAAACTAGATATCAATCAGCGCATTTATTTTGCTGATACAGAAACAGAAGGACTTAATCTTAACACTTCTCGGCCATGGGAGTTTGCTTGGGTTATCATGGAGAATGGAAAGATTCTAGATAGTCAATCTAGATATCTGTGGTGGGAAGATTTGAATGTTAATCCTAGGGCAGCTGAAATTACAGGTTTTAATTTTAAAGAGTATGAAAAGAAAGCTCTATGTCCGAAGAAGGTTTATGAAGAAATATCCCCTTGGTTTTTTGGAGAAGACTTGCTAGGTTTTCATAATGGACTAAATTTCGACGCTTATCAAATTCGAAACTGGTTTAGGGAAATTGGCAAGCCTATTGATTTCGAATGGGTAAAAAGAGTTGTCGATACGAATGCTTTAGCTAAAGCTTATCTTTCAGGGGCAAAGCCTGATTATGATAATTTTGATGCATGGCAAACTCGTTGGGCTAATTTTATTAAAAGAGGATTGAAAAGTAATGTCACTTATTTGTGTAATGAATGGGGAATCGAAATAGATGCATCTAGAACTCACCAAGGTGACTATGATTGTTATTTGACTGCTCAGATATTTAAAAAACTTGCTTACAATTTTCAGGAATCTTAATTTATGTTATTCTTTTTAGATCAATTCGAAAATATAGATCTTAATATCCACGGTATTAGATTGCCTAAATTCTGTTTAAGTAAGGAGGATTATTCTGCCCTAGATCTTCCTTTTAATTTAAATGGATCAGACCTAACAAGTCTAGAGCTTTTTAATTTGTTAGTCGAAAGAGGATTTGAGAAAAGATTAAAAAATGACATTGATCCTAAAAAGGAAAAATCCTATAGAGATAGATTGTCTTATGAGATGGGGGTAATTTCACCCACAGATTTTGTAGATTATTTATTAATGGTATGGGATGTAGTCAATATAGCCAAGAAGAATAAGATCGCTGTAGGGCCGGGAAGAGGCAGCGCCGCATCAAGCTTAGTTCTCTACTGTCTAGAGGTGACAGATGTAGACCCTGTAGAGAACGGGCTTTTCTTCGAAAGGTTTCTTTCTCCATCTAGAACAACTCCAAATATTGTTGATGGCGTTAAATATTATTCTGATGCTGCCGACATTGATCTAGATATCGAAGATTCGAAACGTGAAAAATTAATTGAAATTCTAAAAGAAAAATATAATGGATACTTTTGCAAAATATCTACTCATAGCACATTACAAAGTAGAAAATGTATTAAGGAAGTTTGTAAAATTGTTTTGGGATATTCTGAACAGCAAAGTCTTGAGATTTCTGCACAGATCCCTTCTCTATTTGGGAAGGTTCATTCCTTGAAGAAAGCTGTAGAAGAGGTTCCTTCTTTTGCTCAATTTGTCAAAGATAATCCAAAGGCTTATAAGATAGCTCTGAAACTTGCAGAACTAAATTGTTCTAAAGGCTCTCATGCGAGTGCTTATATAGTGTCTTATAATAAGTTGATTGATTCTATCCCATGCGAAATGGGCGAAGGAGAAATGGTTACGACTTATGATATGGATTATGCTCAGCTTGATAATATCAAACTTGATTTGTTGGGATTGAAAGCTGTTGGTATTATCAATGAAGTTTGTTCTAATTTAGATTTAGATCCAAAAGATTTTGAAATAAATTATGATAATGTTTTTAAGAATCTTCAAGATGTGAAGTATCCTTATGGTCTTTTCCAAATTAGTGGAGATTGTAACTTAGGAGTAGTAAATAAGGTAAAGCCAAAGAATATGGATCATCTAGCTGCTGTTACAGCACTCGCTAGACCCGGAGCATTGCAGTTTGTGGACAGATATGCTCAATTCGTCAATGAAGGGAAAAATGAATCTATTCATCCATTTTTCGACGAATTATTGAAGTCCACTGCCTCTTTAGCTTTGTATCAAGAAAGTACGATGCAGATGTGTGAGAAGATTGGCTTAACAAAAGCTGACGGGGAGGTCATCAGAAAATGCATTGGTAAGAAGAAGATAAAAGACATGGCCAAGTGGAAAGATGTCATCTTTGAAACCTGCGAGAAGAATGGTTTAAATAAAGAGATTCCAGAGTTGTTGTGGAAGATTCTTGAAGATTCTGCAAATTATTCGTTCAACAAAAGCCACAGCTTTTCTTATGCAACTATCGCAGCCTCAACGGTTTATCTAAAACATAAATATCCTCAACAGTTTTTTCTGGCCTGTCTAAAGATAGCTGCTACTAGAGGCGATTTCCTAGAACAGTTTCAGCTTATTCAGCATGAACTTCCTCATTTCGGAATTGAACTTCTACCTCCGAATGTTGCTAAAAGTGGATTAGCTTTTTCTATTGAGGGTAAAAATATCAGATTCGGATTGGGAGAGATTAAAGGTATCTCAGACAAGAGTATAGAAAAGCTTAAAAGTTTCATATCTTCTGATATAGATTCTGATTTTAAACTTTATAATTCTGCAAAGGATGCAAGGTTAGGTATTGGGATTCTTTCTTCTCTCATTCAAAGCGGTGCTCTAGGACATTCTATTAAAGATAGATCTAAAAAAGTTTTAGAAGCTCAACTGTGGAATCTCTTAACTCCTAAAGAGAAAATCTTTTGTATAAATAATGAGCATAAATATAATTCTGATCTTGTTATTATGCTTAAAGATTATCTGAATTGGATAGATTCTAATGGCAAAAAGTTTACAAAAGATTCTCGTTTAAGTACTATCAGAAAAAATTCTATAGGATATTTTAAAATATATAATCTTAATAGTCGAAATGAATTATTAGCTTCATTCTTTTATGAAAGAATGCTTCTCGGATTCTCTTATTCGACTACCATGAAAATGGTTTTTGGAGACTTGAATCCTATGATTAGGAATTTAGATGAAATTGATAAATACGTTCGCCTTAAAGGTTCTTTTGAGCTTACTTGTATTGTAAAAGATATTCTTCAAGGTAAAAGTAAAAGTGGTAATATTTATCTAAAAATGAAAATTTTTGATGAGACTGGTTCAAACTATGCTATGTTACTAGGTGATAAATTAGCGAAATATTTAAAACAAGCTGAAGCACCAAAAGAGGAAGATATATTGTATATAACAGGAGAGAAAGGGGAAGATATACTTTGGATAAATCATATGGAAATCCAAAACCATAAAGCTTACACGAAACTCTCGGAATTAAAAAATATAGAAGAAAATGAATAATAATATGAATGAAGAAATCTTAGACGCTGAAATTATCAACGAAGAGTTGAACACTGAAACATCGGAGCCGACCATTACCACTGATACTAAAACTCTATTTAGAGTATTATTCAAGGCTTCTGGAGAAGACGCTTCATCTGCTTTTTTTGACTATGTAGACCCTCATTCGTTTAATTCGGAAATTGTAGTTGCACTAATACATTTAATTTTAAATTCTTATTGTTCTATGGTTCCTGAAGATGAACGTGAAAGTTTTGCTATAGATGTTGTGCAAAAATTTATTGAGTCTTTGAAAGGAGAAGAAACTCTTGACGAAGAAGATATCGCTACTGATCAGCCAGAATCTGACGGTAATTAAGGAATAAATATACCTATGAGTGTAGATAAAAATTCTTTAGAAGTTTTACTTTCCATAGGTCAAATTCTTTCTAAAAAAAATGAAACATGGTTACCTTTTATAAAAGACGAAAAAAGTCATAATTTTGATGCTTTATGGGTAGCCTCCTTGATGTACTTAATATATGATAAATATATTTCTTCTATAGATGATGAAAATCAAAATAACTTTTCAGAAGAAGTACTAGAGCTTTTTGATTTCATTCTTGAAAATGGAATGGAACATATTTTTAAAGCTTAAGAAACATTTTTCATTTTAGAATGTAATATTAATATACAAAAATTTTGAGACGAAAGTCTCTTTCCAAAAACAAACCAAACAAATAAAAAAATACTCGAATGTTAGGCAATAAAAACGAAAAAACTGGAACGCTTTTAATTCTTAAGCCAGTTTCTAAAATAAATGGCGAAAGTGTTAAACCTTTCTTTGAAGTCTCATCTAAAGATGCAGTTACAAATAAATGGGTTCCATCCACAGATAACTCTATAAATTCTATATCTGGCTCTATATTTAAGATTGAAGCTGTAGAAGAGGAGTATAAGGGAGACAAGTACTTTAGAGTCAAGGCTATAATTAAAGATAAAGATGAAGCTTATCTTGTTCCTTTCCGAATGAATATTGCGACTCGAAGCCTTCTTAATTCATTTTTTAATTTAGAATCTTTTGAAAATATCTCTATTCGATACTACTTGTCCAAAGCTGGGTATGACTCGTATTATGTTACTCAAAATGATGAGAAGGTGACTTGGAAGTTTGAATCTTCAGAGCTTCCTTCTCCAGAAGAAATTTCTTTCAAGGGAAAAATTATTAGAGATTTTACTAAGATTGATTTGTTTTTCGTAGATCAAATTAAAATCCTTAATGAACGGATTAAATTAAATCCTACTAAAGCCTCTGAAGAAACAGAAACTAAATCTTTTGCTTCTGATGAATCTGAAAGTTGGGAAGCTGAAGAAGAAATCCCTTTTTAATGTTTAGTTAAGTAAAATATTCAAGGCTTCTCACTTTTTAAGTGAGCGGCCTTTTTTTATAAATATTTAAACAATACAATCAAATGCAAAGAAAGAAAAAAGTAGTATTACACTCTAATTCATGTTTAGCCAATACAGGTTTTGGTAGACATATGAAATTTTTATTGTCTTATCTTTTTAAGACAGGTAAATATGAATTAGTAGAGTACGCAGGAGGATCTTTTACTTGGAGTGATAATATTTGCAAGTCAATGCCTTGGAAATGTTACGGGTGTCTACCAGACAATCCTAGAGAGCTAGATCAGTTTCGAGGTGATGCATCTAAAATGCAAGCTATTCAGTATGGGGAATATAATATAAATCGAGTTCTTGAAACAGAAAAGCCAGATGCTTTAATAATGTTAGAAGATATATGGGGTATGCCTTATTTTGATAAACCGTGGATCAATAAGTTCCCACATGTTTTTTGGACTCCTATTGATTCTCTTCCTTTGCTAAGAGTTTTTAAAGATCAAAAAGATAAATTTGGAAACCTCTGGGTTAAAGCTCAATTTGCGAAAGATGCTTTGGCAGAGCAGGGAGTAGATTCTGAGTATATGCCAGCTCTTATTGAGGATAAGAATTTTAAAATTCTATCAAAAGAAGAAAAGAAAGCTGTTCGAAGAAAATTCGGAGTAGCAGATAATACTTTTGTATTTGGTTTTGTTTTTAGAAATCAGTTAAGAAAGCTTGTAGGTACACTTATCGAAGCTTTTTCTATTTTTAAGAAAGCTCATCCAGAAATTGATTGTAAATTATTTTTACATACAAATTGGTCAGAGGGATGGCGTATTCCTGAATTCTTAGAGAGATTCAATGTCAGAAGAGAGGATGTTCTAACTACTTATGTATGCTCTGCTTGTAAGGATGTATCTGTTAAACCTTTCTTTGGTCAAGAATTGAACTGTCAAAATTGTCAATCAGAGAAAAAAGTTAATACTTCAAATGTTTCTGTAGGAGTGGAAGAAGAAGATTTGTGCGAATTGTACAATATGTGCGATGCTTATATTCATCCAGCTACAAGTGGAGGATTTGAGATGCCTGTTTTAGAAGCTTTGTTCTGTGGTTTGCCTGTTGCTACTACTAATTATTCTTATGGTACTAATTTTACAGTAAATCCTGAAGTCTTCCCTCTCGACTTTACTTTGTATAGAGAACACGGCTCTCAGTTTGATAAAGCTCAAGTCTTGCCATCTTCAATAGTCGAATTTATGGAGAAGATAACTTCTCTTTCTAAAGAAGAAATAGAGCGAAAAGGATATAATCTAAGACAATGGGCTTTAGAAAATTTTGATGGTAATAAAATTTGCGCTAAAATTGAGAAGTTTATAGATGATCTTCCTTTTACTGATTACGATTTTTCTTTTAATCAAAAAATAGAAGAGAAGCCAGAAAATAAAACTCTTTCTATAGATGATATAATAGATTATAAAAGTGATAAAAAAAGAATTCTATATGTAGAAGATGGCAATTTAGGAGATTGCGTGGATTCTATTGCTGTTCTAGAGAGGCTACATAAAAAGTTCCCTAAATCAGAATGGGATTACTATGTATCTACATTATTTCCTCAAATGTTTGAGCACTTGGATTTTATTAAAAAAACAATGCCTTGTAGTCCAGCATTAGATGATGTCCTAGGTATGGAGGGGATAGAGAATCATAAAGGTTTTTTCGATATGGCTTTCCATCCAAAAATAACAAGGAATTGCGTAGATTTCATGAAAAATAATTTTTAATATGCTTAATAAAATATTTCAACATTGTGGAGTAGAAGATTATACTTCTGAAGAGGATTTCCCTGAAAACTTCTATCCTGTACCTTCTGATTATATAGTATATCAAACAGGTTCTGAAAAGAAATCTCAAATTTACGATTACAGTTCAGAAGTCATTCCTATGATTCTTGATTTTTTAAGGATCACAGGTATTGAAGTCATTCAAGTTGGAGATAAAGAAGACCCCACTGTCTTAAGTTCCTTGGATTTGAGATCAGCTTTAACTGTAAGACAATTGGCTTATGTAATTAAAAATAGTAGACTTTGTGTTACATCTAACCAGCTTACTGCTAAATTATGTAGAGTTTATAATAAAGATTTAATCCTTCTCGGAAGTAATTATCCTAGCAAAGTAGTGGTTCCTTCTTTTGATAAGGTTCTTTATATTGAGCCAGAATTAAAAACTGCGAGATGGAATTATAAAAAAGATGAATGGCCAAAGACTATAAATACTATAAAGCCGGAAATAATAGCTAATGCAATTTTAAATAAAATAGGTATACAAGATTCTGTAAATTATAAAACATTATATATTGGAGAAAAATATGGTCCTAGATTTTTAAATTTTATTCCTGACGGATTTTTTCCTAGAGAGTTAGTTAATACAGCTTTTAATATACGTCTTGATATTTTTGATAATCAAGAGTGTCTTGTTCCTATCTTAAATATAACAAAAGCGGATATAAGCACTAAAAAGCCTTTAGATTTAAATTCTTTAAACATTAAAAATATAAAATCTATTGTTTATTTTTGTGACGAAAGTTTTGATGTAGATTTTATTAAAAGCTGTGTTTCGAATCTTATAAATTTACTTGTTATCTGTTGCAACGATGATTTATTAAATCAGTTAAGGCTTGAGACTCTAGGCATATGTACTATATATAAGAAATCAAAAGAAAAACCTCTTGACATACTAGAAAAAGATGCTATGTTATTTAAATCAAATAGAGTTTACATAGCTCACGGAAAAACATATGCATCTATTTATCATTACAAAAATGATTTAGACTTTAAATCTTTTCCTATAGAACTAAAAGAAAGCTTTATGAATGATGAAGATTTCTTGGAGAACAAAGATTATACTTTAATATTTAAAAATGAATCTAAATAAAATATTCACTAATAAAAACAAGTGGCTGCAAAATGGTAGAGCTCTAAATAAAGATGGCTCTAATTTCTCATTTACTAGGAAATGGAAAGAGGATACAAAAGAACCTATTTGTTTCTCTCTCCATGGAGCAGTTACTTATTTTTCAGAACCTGAATCTCAATCTCGTTCAAAGGTAATGTCTAAATTATCAAAAGCTATCGGATTATATACTGGTAAAAGTTTTTTTGTTGCTGAGTTCAACGACAGTCCAGATACTTCTTTCGAAGATATCTTGAATGTTATAAAAATTTACAACAAACTACAGTAGAATTTATGCTTAAGTCTAGTAATCATTCTGATATTAAAGATTCTCAAGAGGAAACTGTAAAAAAGTCTTCTAAGAAAAGAGTTATTGCACCTGCAAAAACAGGTTTAGATTCTCCTCTTTTATTTGTTCAACCGGAAGACGGTGTTTTTAAACCATTGAGAAACGAAGCAGGTCTTTTAAATAATGTTAATTATCCACTAAAGTCTAATGGACTTATAGATTGGAGGAAACTTATTCCAAGAGAGCACATTGTATTGAACAAGTATAATTTTGCTGCTAGAGCAATTCCATTGGAAGATTTAAGTCAAGAAGATCTTGATAGATTAATAGATGAATCCCCAGAGGAAGATCTTGTGATTAAATTGGCAGGGTTCAGAGAGTTGGCTTCGATTAGAGGATATTCTATGATTGATCCTATCCCAGTCTCTTCTTCTGGTGATAGTGTTACAATGAAGGTTGTGATTAAGTGGATACCGAATATAGAAAGCCCTTTGGAAATGACAGTCGGTGCTACAGCAAATGCTTCCACTTCAAATACTGATGAAAAGTTTTCTAAATTTTTAGAAACAATTGCTGAAAATAGAGCTTTTATCAGAGCTGTGAGGCATTCTTTAGGTATTATATCCTTGGGCCAAGACGAGATGAAGCAAGAAGACGTAAGAGCTGAAGCTCAGACTGTAAAAATACAATCTCTATTGTCTCAACATTTAGACAAGTATTCCATGGATGTACACTCTTTGAAAGAATTAGCTACTGTAGAAGGTTTTGATTGGAACCCTAAATGGACTACAGTCGATAGAGTTGACCCAGCAGCGGCTATGAGTTTCATTGCTATATTAAAATCTAAATATAATAAATAATGATTCTTACTACTTTTTACCCACATCAAAAAGAAGAAAATTTAAGAGAATTTATTCAAAAAAGCAATACTGAAATAGTAGTTTTATCTCATAAGCCTCTAAAAGATATCTCTCATGGCTTAGTTAATTTCGGTAATATGCCTCCTCAAGATGATTCTTTGAATGTTTTTCTTTCTGTATTATCTTCTGATAAAATTGAAAGTGAAAATTTCACATTAATAGATTGGGAAATTATTAATATGTACTCCTCTTTGGAAGCTGAAATGTCTAAATTAAAAATGACTAAAGAAGGATTCGAGATAGTTCAAGAGAATGTTTCTGTTCAAGATTTTAGACTTCATCCTTACATGGGTAATCTTTTAAAGATTTGTTATGATCTTAAATTGCCCGGAGTAGATAGACTTTTCTCTGAAAATCCTTTATTGATTCTCCCTAAAATTTTAAGAGGTAGCAAAAATAAACTAATTGAAGGGTTAAGTCAATTCTCTATTATTAGAGAGTCTTTCAAAAACCAAATTTTTTGTGGATGTATTCCTATATTTAACTCTCAATTTTCAGTAAAATGATTCTAGAAGAAAAGGTAAAAAACTTTTGTTTAACAGGAGATTACTCTATGGGTAAGGATATACTTGAGCAGTCTTATAAACTTGCTAATACTATAGTCTGCAATAAGTATAAAAATTTTGGATATACAGAGGATCTATTGTCTGAATCTCATGATGCTATAATTTCGGCTATCTACGCTTTTAATCCTGATAATAAAACTAAATTTTTAACATTCTGTTCTGTCTGCATTAATAATAGAATACAAAACTTCATAAAAAGAAAAAAAGTATCTTATAAATATGTTTCAAATTCTAAAGATCAATCCTTTTCTGATTTAGAAGGTTTAGATATTTTAAATTCCTTGAAAAGCTTAAGCAAGAACCATTTTAATTGTTTAACAAAAGGAGAAGGTTCTAGATCTATGAAGTTCAGAGCAAAAAGAAAACTTATAAACGGTATAATAGATTAATATATGTCTGAAAATAAAAATGCAGTAGAAAATGTCTTAGAGCTTATAGAGAAAGTTTTCCCTAATACTGCGGAAAAAATATCTACAATAGCATTTGTTAATTGGCATAATATTCTTAATCATTCAGCTTTAGAAGGGATGGATGAAAAAGAAACTTTATTCAGCTGTAATTTAATTCTATCTTTAGCATCCCTTCATTTCTCTGAAAAATGTAAAGAGATAAGTGATATATCTGATTCTCTTAAAGAAGTTTCTTTCGAAGATACAATTACTTTTCTTCAAGAGGACTCAGATGAAGATGGGGAAGAAGAAGAAGATGAAAACCTTTTTGAATAAAAAAAATGAGTAGAATACTTTGGGAAGAATATGCTTTAAAATTAGCCGAAACAGCATCTTCAAGATCTGAAGACCCATATGTAAAATGTGGAGCTTGTATTTTAAGACATGACAATAGTGTAGCTGGATTAGGTTACAATGGCTCTATACCGGGACACGATATAGATTGGTCTTGTAGGGACGGTCGCAGACCATTCGTTTCTCATGCTGAGAGGTCAGCATTGAGATATTGTAAGCCGGGAGAAGGGAAACTGATAGCGGTTACATTGTCTCCTTGTGAAAACTGTATTATGGACATTGCAATGTATGGAATAAAACAAGTATTTTTTAGAGATTTTTATGAAAAAGGTGAAAAGTCTTTTGAAATAGCTCACAAGTTCGACATAAAAATGGTTCAAATTTAGTTGACAGATTAAAAAATTTTTGTATATTTAATTATGACACTCTCTACTTCTAAAGATTATAATTCAAATTATTTAGCTCAAATTTTAAAATTGGATTCTGTTTACCCTCACCCAAATGCTGATAAATTGCAATTGGCAGAGATACAGAATTCAATAGTCGTTACTGACTTAACTTCTAAAGTCGGTGATATTTATGTATATTGCCCTGTCGAAAGTCAAATTTCTTCCAAGTTTTTATCTTGGAGTAATTCTTTTAGAGATCCTCTTTTAAATCAGGACAAAACTGTCAAAGGATTTTTTGATGCTAAAGGCAGAGTCAAAATGATAAAATTGAGAGGGGAATATTCTAATGGTTATATTATCTCTTTCCAAAGATTTTCTGAATTTGTTTCTAGTGAATACGGAGTGTTCTTAAAAGATATTGAAGAGAATATTTCTTTTGATACCATTTGTGGTGAATTATTTATTTCTAAATATGAGCCGCCTATTCAAGAAAGCAGTTCGCCATCTACGAAAACAAAAGTTAAAAAATTTGAAAGATTAGTAGAAAATCAATTTAGACTCCATTCTGATACAGAAAATTTGAGAAAAGAAATCTATAAGATTAATCCTGAAGATTATATTTCTATTACAAATAAATATCATGGAAGCAATGGTGTCGTAGCTAATGTTTTAATCAAGCGCCGTCTTTCTCTCTTAGAAAAGCTTGTTAAACTTCTGGGATTCAAAGTTCCAGAAGAAGAATATGGGATGCTGTATGCTTCTAGAAATGTAATCAAAAATAAAGATATTGCAATTGGAGTTTCAAAAGGTTTTTACAAAGAGGACATTTGGAAGTCTGTTGCTGATGAAGTTTATCCAAAGCTGGACAAGGGCATCTCTGTTTATGGAGAGGTAATTGGCTGGGTAAATGGGCAGTCAATGATTCAAACTCCATATGATTATGGGATTCTTAAAGGGCAAAGAGATTTCCTAGTATTTAGAATTGATTATACTAATCAGGATGGAGAAGTTATTTCTTTTTCTCATGAACAAATTCAAGCTTATTGTAAGAAGAAGCAGTTAAAAACTCCAGAAACTTACTACTATGGAAAAGCCAAGGATTTATTTGATATTCCTTTTGACTCTTCTGAATGGGGTAAAACTTTCTTAAAGAGATTAGAATTTGAGTATCTAGATAAAGTAGATCCTTTATGTTCTACTGAGCTCCCAATGGAAGGCGTAGTTGTTTCTCGACAAGTTCCTTTTAAATGGGAGGCTTACAAGCTCAAGGATCTTAAATTCTTAGGATTAGAAACTCAATTATTAGACAATGCAGAGTAAAATATTTAAACTGTAAATATGAAATATACATTTATATCAGATGAATTTTATGAAGATGGTTTTTCAGGAGGAGGAGAAACTTGTAATAAAGAACTTATTGAATGTCTTTCAAAAAAAGGTCATTCAGTAGAAAGAGTTTACTCATTTTTTTGTTCTCCTGATTATATTTCTAATTGCGATTCTGATATTTTTATTATTGGTAATTTTGGAGGATTACCTTCTGGGTCTGTAAATGCTCTAAAAAATAAAAAATATATTATATATGAGCATGATCATAAATTTTTAAAGAGTCGAGATCCAAGTATATATGAAAACTTCATAGCTCCTAAAAGCGAAATTGCTAATTATAATTTATATAAGAATTCCTACAAAATAGTAGCACAAAGCTCAACTCACAAAAAAATAATTGAGCTAAATTTAGAATTAAGCAATGTGGAATCTAGTGTCAATCTTTGGTCAGAAGAAAATTTGATTAATCTAGAGTCTTTGCAAAATATAGATAAAAAATATGATGCATGTTTTATGGATCATTTATATGAACAAAAAAATGCAAAAGGAGCAAAAGATTTTTGTTTAAAGAATAATTATAATTATATAGGAATAAATCATAATACAGAGCATAAAAAATTCTGTGAAATTTTAGCTTCCTCTAGAAATTTTGTATTTTTCCCTAAAGTTTTTGAAACTCTTTCTAGGGTTTGTATTGAAGCTAATTGTCTTAATACAGATGTAATAGGAAATCAAAACATAGCATATCTTTTAGAAAGCTGGTGCAGTTTAAGAGGATTGGAATTAATAAATTTCCTTAGAGAATCAAAAGATAAAACTGTTTCAATATTTGAAAACTAAATGAGAAGTATATGTAGTTTTTTTGATAAGGTCTATTGTATTAATCTTGAAGAGAGAAAAGATAGATGGGATCTGTGCGAGGAAAAATTTAAAGAGTATGGGATTACTAATTATGTAAGATTTGATGGTGTTAAAGTAAATGGCAATTTAAGTTCTAAAAAATTAGGTCAAATAGGTTGCGCGGCTTCTTTTTATAATGTATTTAAAGATGCTTCTAAAAATAGTTATGAAAAAATTTTAGTTTTAGAAGATGATTTTGATTTTACTGTATCTAAAGATGAAATTATAAATAATTTAGATAGAGCTTTTAAGGAAATGCCAGAGAATTGGGATATGTTTTATTTAGGCGCGAATGTAATGAATGAGATAATGTCAAACCCTATCGAAAAATATTCTGAAAATTTACTTAAATTAAATAGTGGGTATGCTTTACATAGCGTTTGTTTTTCTAAAGAAGCATTAAATAAAATTTTAAATTTTTTTGAAGGTAAAGGAGATTGGTTAGAAAATTTAATGAAAAATTATGAAGCCATAGATGTTTTTTTTGCAAAAGATTTTCAAGTTTCTAACAAATGTTTTGTATGGAAAGATATTTTATGTTTGCAAGAGCCTGCTTTTTCATCTATAGAAAATGCATTTTTCGATTATACAAATTTAATGTCCAACCGATTTGAATATTTTAAATCTATTTTATGAATGCATTCTCTTTCTTTGAAAAAATATATCTTATAAATCTTGAAGAAAGAAAAGATAGATTTGAAAATTCTTTAATAAATTTTAATAATTATGGGATTGATAATTTCGAAAAATTTAATGGCGTAAAAATAAATGATAATGATTATACTTTTTTATCAGAAAAAGATAAATCTCAATTGGGGTGTTCGTTATCTTTTTATAGAGTAATTAAAGATGCTTATGCGAAAAACTTTAATTCAGTTTTAATTTTTGAAGATGATTTTGAATTTATTTATGATAAAGAGAGTACAAATTTATTTTTAAAGCAATCTATAGATAGTCTGCCTTTAGACTGGGATATATTTTATTTAGGTGCTAATATAATGTATGACTACACAATCTATCCTATAGAAAAGTTTTCTGATAATCTTTTTAAGTTGAACAGTGCTTACTGTTGTCATGCTATCTCTTTTTCAAGAAAAGGTATTTTGAAAATATTAGAAATTTTTCCGAATGAGTCTATTTTTATTGAAGAGATGCATTCTTATAAAATATTTGATATTTTTTTAGCTAAATATTTTTGTTTTAATAATTCATGTTTTATTAGTAAAGAAATGTTATGTAGTCAAAGTCCGGGTTTTTCCTCTATTGAAAATCGTATAACTGATTATTCAGATTTGGAAAACAGACATAAAACTGCAATTAATAATTTATATTCTTAATATATTAAAATGATAACTTCTTTTCTTCAAGGTGGTTTGGGAAATCAA